AAGGATTAAGTGTGAGTTCATCACCAAAACTTATAAGTTTCAAAAATATTTCTCCATCCATGGAATATACTTTTTTATATCTACATTTCTAAACTTATCACTTGCAAGTGTATTCTCTATGAATACTTGCCAATCGCCCTCATCTGGAGGTTGATTTAAAATATTTTTCAAACTAATAATATTATCAACTGCCCATTGTTCCCACTCAGGCAGTTTTGCATTTTTAAATCTTTGATGTTGTTCTTCTAACATAGTATTCATTAATGCTTTACGCTCATCAGGTAAGTTTCTAATATTTAGATATCTTGGATTTTCTACAATGTTGAAATGCGGTAAACAGTTTTGATAACCATAGTTTCCCCAATCATGTGTGTAATGCCATGTATCATACTGCTTCTTACACCAGTCTAATAAGTTTGGCAAGTCATGTAGGTTAAGCAAGCTCAATGTAACGTGTGTATGCACTAATACGCCCTTACGTGTAGCACTAAACTCCTTTAGCTTTTCTATGTTCCTATCTATTATTTTCCACTTACTAGGAAACCTTACATAATATGCTAAGTCGCCTACAGCATCAATACTTAAACTTAATATAACACCTCTAAACTTATCCCAAATATCTAACAACCTTTTAGGTATTGTAGTGCCATTTGTATTGTAATGTAGTTCTATGTGTTTTGCAAGCCCCATATCAATAATATGCTCTAGCCATGTATAATGTTCTTGTACTACTAATGGTTCGCCACCTATAAAATTTATAACTCTAATATTGGGTAAAACATCGTCATACCAGCCTTCGGCAAATGCTTTCACAAACCAAGGATCTTCACTGCTAAGTTTTGCAATATGATATGCAGTTTTATCCCAATCTGTATGTGGTACAGTAGGCCCTTCTTCAATCCACCTATGACTTGCCCAAGGATTACAGCTACGACACTTTAGATTACATACATTGCCTAAACTGATATCTAAGTATGTTAGTGCTTGTGGATCTAAATGTCCATCTTCACTTATGTTTTTTAGACTAGTGTCTATATCTTGTTCGTATATTTCGTTCCAGGTTTGTCTAAAACTTCTTATGCCTTGATCCTCTAGTTCAAAACAACCTTTACAACCATCAGGTACTTCATTTTTCAATAGTCCTTGTCTAAGTTTCATAACTGCGGGATCGTTAATAAAATCTTCTAATGTTTCTGCATTGCTATTACCGTGATGTTCCCATTCTTTCATACCTTGTATTTGAACTCCAGGCATGTAAGTATTTGTACCTATACGACTAAAACAACAAGGTCTTGTTCTGCCATGTGCATGTGTACTGAATCCTTGCATTGCAAGCATACAAAACTTTTCTGGTAACTTATCTAATTTGTTCTGCATACTCTGGCCTTGCTTTAGTGATGTTAAAATCTGCGGCACAATGACAATGAGTTTTTGGACACCACACTCCATCACTCATTGTTGTATTGAACTCGCCTTTAACGATATTGCCTACTATAGGACCTACACCGCAACTTGCTTGTTGTATTTGTCCATTAGGATGTATATGTAAACTTTCGTGTATGTTACATAACCAACCTTGAAAGAAGTTTTTTCCTTCTGTAATAATACCATTAGTGTTTATTGGTTCTATTGTGTCATCTTCGAACCATGTTTTAGCCCATGCATAACTAGGCTCTTTGTGTATTGGAATACTTTGCTGTTGCACTGTACTATTTGTTTTGAAGAAATCCATTTTCCATTCTTCTTCATACCAGTATGGACTTGTGCTAGGACGTAGTTCGTCATATACAGGAGCATACTCAATCATATAGTTGTCGCACTCATTCTTTATTCTGTCACCAAATGCAACGCATTGTTCAAAATGGTCGTGGTGCATCATAATACGGCTACAAAGATAGTTTTTCTTATCTTGTAAAAATTTATATGTATCAATATATTTGTCGTCTTTGCTCCATTCCGCATGATAGCTTGCAACAATGTCTTCGAACAAATGATGATGCTCATGCCACCATTTTAATGGCCTACTGAAGTTTGTGTTTATGCCTACACAACTGCCAGGCCATTCTGCTATTTCTCTAAACTTTTCAACAACAGGTAGTAATGCTTTCCAAAAGGTAGGTTCGCCTCCACTGAGATAAAGTTTAAAATATTGATAGCCTTTATTTTTGTAGTGCAACATTATACGTTCTAGTGTTTGAACAATCAAATCTATATCACTATCATTTTTATTTCTACCTGCCCAGTTCCATTCACTACAATATGTGCAACGAAAGTTGCACCAATCGTTGACTTGCCATACAATGCTTACCCATTTATCTTTGGCAGGTAATATAGCCTTTATGTTTTGCATACGTCTTCCAATATATAGTTTAGCATTGGAAATACATCAGCAAATTTATATTTGCGATATCTATCATTAATAGCTATAAACTCTTTCATTCTTTCAATGTTCTGCTGTGAATATTTATTGGTATTTTGTGTGTAGTTTATGATTCTTTGTACAGGATCTCTATGCATTGTTGTATCTAATGTGAACAACTTGCCTATTATTTTATGTTTTATTTCAGTTGGCCAAACACAACTATGTAGTTGATCCGGATGTTCTAAAAATATAGGTACAAAGTCTACACGTCTAGTTTGTTTTGATTCTAACCAGTTTATTAATCTGTCTACATCAAATACATTCCATGCTTGATATACAAAATATATCTTCAACTGAACTTTAGACGGTAAACGCATTGCCTTTTCAAAGTTTTGTTCTACTTTGTTCCAGGCTGTTGGATAACGGATATACATATTGTGACTACCATAACCGTCAATACTCATCTGTATTTCACTGCTATCAAAAAAATCTAGTTTGTCATAAAAGCCTTCAGGCCAAGTTGTCATATTTGTTGTCCAAGCAACGTGGCATTTTGTGTTACCAGCTTCTACAAGTTTGTCAAGCACATATTGATTAGCATCAATCATAGTTGGCTCACCACCTGTCATATACAAACGTTCTAATGTTGGTGCAACTTGGTCTACAAAATCACGAAACTCTTGTGTTTCATACCAAGCATAGTCAAATGCTTCTACACTTTTTATTTCGTGTTGCCATTGATCATCTAACCATTTAGGTACAGTTTCATTTGCTAATATTTTTTTACGTTCTTTATATATTTGATTACTGCTTACGCTCCAGCAACTATTACATTTGAGATTACATTTATTACCAAGCCGAAGTTCCAGGTGAGTAGGATTGCTATGCAACATGGGTGCTCTATAGTTTTCGTTTGCCCACTGCCTACTACTTTGTAAACCTTTCCCTTCATGCTCGATACAGCGTTTGCATTCTTTCACTTGCATGCCTGCTAACATTTTTGCCCTTACATCTAACATGTATTGACTGTTCCATATATTGTTCCAATCAGTTTTGCCAAGCACAGCATCTTTGCCATCTACTTGAATGTAGTCTTCACTATAAACGTGACAACAAAGTTTGCATCTGCCGTCGGTGTTTGTATGTACGTTTATAAAAGGATATACGCAATATGTATCACTCATACTGTCCATTTACCACTTCCTTGCCAGTCATACTTAAAACTAAAATCAATATTTCTTGCTCTTAAAAAATCTCTTTCATGCTGTCTAAATACATTTAAATCTGTTGCACTATATGGATCTCTGCCTTTGTACTTTTCATCACCTTTCCATGCTAGTTTTCTAGCACGTATAACACTGTTACTGTTATCCCGTGTGAAGTCCATAATACTCCAAACAGGGCTCCATGGATCAGGACTCATTCTCATTTTGCCATCTTCTATCCAATACTTGTCGTTCCAATCAGTGTATTCGTCTTGTTGATAATCCCACCAAAAGTCAGCAGTCCAGTTACCAGCATCATCTATTTCAAACTTGTATTCTGCATTTAAAGGAGCCGCATTTCGTTCTCCCCATTCTTCGTATTCCCATTCTTTGACAAACTTTAGATTAAGTGTGTAACCTCCTCTTGTACGCCACATTATTCTTAAGAATGGCCAAATCTCGTTAACTAGACTATCTGCAAAGTTGCTGATTCCAGGTTGTATAATGTCATAGTTAAAGTCATCGTAATCATATTCTATTTGAAGTTCTTTATCAGGATTGTGTAACTCTATTTTATAATGCTTTTCCGCCAGATTATTTCTTGTAGGTTTACTACATATTTTTTCTGTGTTTAAAAAGTCTGTAAAAATACTAAAAGTTTTCATTCTTATAAGTTTGTGTACAATACTAAGTTTATAATCGTTTGTAATCCAGTGATCATAATAATAAAAAGGAGACAAGTCAAACTTGTTAAAGTTTTGTCCAACAATAGTATCTACACCTACACTGAATCCAGTGCCTTGGCTTATAGCAATCAATCCTTGATCTTTTACTCTATATAAAAAAGTTAAAGTATCTTCTAGTTCTTTATAACCTTCATTTGGAAAGCCTACTATCCAGTTAGTCATTGCATCTATACCAACAGCATAGCCGTCACGGAAGTTTGCTTCCATTTCTTCTACTGTAACTTTTTTATCCATTAGATCTAAAACTTTTTGACTGCCTGATTCTATGCCATAGTTAAGCACTTCACAACCACCTGCTTTTAAATCCTTATAGAAATCTAAATCCATACGTCCGTCACATCTACAATAACCAGTCCAATGTATATCTAATCCTTTTTCAGCAACGCCTACAACAAATCCACGTAGTTCATTAAGATTGCCATTTACTAAACTGTCAATAAACCAAAATACATTAGTGCCATGTTCATAATACATATGTTCAATCTCATCTAATGTGCTTGTAGCATTACGTTGTCTGTATTTCCAAAAGTGTGTTTCTTCACAGAAAGTACACTTTGCAATACAACCTCTTGATATTTCACATAAAGCACCATTAGGAAACTTATACTTTTGAAAGTCGAAGTCACTATAATCTGGCAAAGGTAGTGTACTAAGATTGTAACGTTGGTTTTCAGGTTGACGTATAATCTTACTAGTTTCTTTTTCTGTGTATTGTATACCTTTTTTGCCTTCTATACTTGCTAATGCTAGTAACAAAGGTTGTTCACCTTCACCATTAACAACATAATCAAATAACTCATCACCTTTGTAATAACTACTATGAGTGCTTGGACCGCCAACCATAATAGTTACATTTGGTATTTGTTCTTTTATTTTTTGCGTCATATATCTAGTTGGTGCATTATTACAATAGTATAATGTAAATCCTACTACGTCTGGCTTAAACTCTACAATCTCTTTTATCTTTTCATCTAGTAGTGGTTGCAAATATTCATGTATATCATCAAAGTAATGTTCAGGTAACCAGTGCCAATCACGTAGTGGATCCCAAGGGTTGAAAGGGATCTGCCATTTTTCTGTTTTATATCTATCCCATGCTTCTACATTTATGTCAAAACTTTTTACAGCATAGCCTGCACGTTTTGCCGCACTTGCTAACTTTGCTGTGTTATAAGGAGGAAAACTTGGATCCCATTCTGGTAACAAACATAAACATAGTCTTGTAGTTCTGTTTATATTGTATTCGATTTCTAGATTTTCTAATCCTTTTTGGGCAGGCTTACTATATTTTGCAATAGCTTGTAATGTAGCAACATGTTTGTCTTCGCTAAACGTAGGACGATCAGGTGCTTTCCTATCCTTTTTTGCTTGTTCGAAAAAACCCATTACGCTATTTCCCTTAGTTCAGGAAAAACTTGAAACACATCTTCTTCTCTAAGACTATCAGTTTTACGTGTTTTATACATAAACATTCTTATTTCATTAGTTCTATCTTGTTCCATAAACTGCAAAATATTTTTATAATCTTGCCTAATACTTTCCATTTTGATTTCTTCAAACTGTTTAAGATAATCTAAGTGTTCATCATACCTTCTCATAACACGCTCTTTAATCCAGGGTGGTAATATACTTAACCGCATATACGTTGGATCCAGTAGAATATTGATACGTAGGTTTGCAGGTTCTAAAAGTCCTTCTTCAATCCACTCTTTGTGGAAATCCGGCAGGTTTAACACGTTATAAACGCTTACTGTGGGGGTTAGTTCAAAATATACATGTGGACACTGCTCTAACATAGTGCGTCTATTTTGTACTACTTGTGACCATATCATATTTTTACGCAAGTATTCTGCCCTAGCATGATTAGCATCAATACTACCAGCCACTCTTACATGTTCAAACTTATTCCAATATTCAAATGCTGTTTTCTTCTTATAGTACATTTGAGTAAAGTTTGTAGTGTAATCCATTTTAACATCATGCTTGCCCATTTCAATCCATTTATCAAGCACACGATAATGTTCTTCTGTAATAAGAGGTTCTCCTCCTGCCCAATATACTTGTTCAACTGCTCCTAACAATGGTTCTAGTTCGTCCATAAAGTTTCGCATGTCTTCACGTACTTTTAATATTTTCTTATGTCCTGGGTCACCATGTAATGCTTTATGATCTTCAAACCAACTACTACTAAACTGTGGTCCGCAACTACGACATTTTAGATTACAAAGATTACTAAATCGTATATCCATGTATGCCATATTAACATCACCAGCACTGCCATCGTCAGCAGTTGAATGTACTTTATCCCAATGGTTTACACCGTGATTACGTATACTACCTTGTCGTAACGTACCCATACCGTTTTCTTCTAGTTCATAACAACGTCTGCACTCTTTACTTGGCTTATCGTGTAGCATGTTCATACGTAGCTCACGCATCTGTTCACCATTCCATATGTCTTGCAGACTTTGTGTTTGTGTATTTCCTACAGGGTGTATAGGATCGCTCATACAACAAGGATATGTAGTACCAGCAGGCCACATGTGTAAATGTATCCAAGGCATCATACAAAAATGTTTGCTATTTTTTAACGCTTCAGACATACAAATCCTTCAACTCCGGAAAAACATATACAAAGTTTTCTCTACGTGCTCTATCTATCTTTTGCATTTCCTGTCTAAACTTAGGAATCAAACGTGTGTCATCACTGTTATACATAAAGTTAATAATATTATCTATTCCATCATCAAGAAAGTCACGTCTTTGATGATATATTTTTTTGTCATTGTATAGCTTTTCAACATCTTGTTTGAACAGTAATAAATTTTCTTTAGCCAAATCTTTTATATGCTTTGGCAATATAGTAATACTTAACCATTCAGGACCGACTAAAACATTACTTAGATTTATATCGTAATCTGTAGGAATGTTATTATCAAACAAAAAGTTTAATATTTTACGTAAATCTAAAATGTTTAAAACGCTAATAGTTGGGTTAGGTTGTATGATTACTCCCTTATCATAACTGTGTTCAAAGTTATCACGTATGTAACATAGGTTGTCAAAAACAGTTTGCCATTTTTGTCCTGCTCTTGTGTATTCAGCTTTAGGTCCTACTTGATCACAACTAACACAATAAAAAATCTTATCAAAATGACTCCAATAATCTTTAATGTGTTTGCCTTTAAGACTAAGGCGTGTGGCGTTGCTGTTATATGTCAGTCTCGGTTTGAGTCCACGCTCTATAAGCATATCTAGCAATCTATAATGCTGTGGCATAAACAAACTTTCGCCGCCTGTAAAGTATACTTCTTCTATAGTAGGTAGTATTTCTTCTATTTCTTCCCACATGTCTTGATGATTGATTTGTACTATTTCGGGTTTGCCTGTGTAATCCTCTGCCCACTTACTGCTGAAGTGTGGACCACAACTACGACATTTCATATTGCACAGATTACTAAACCGCACATCAAAGTATGCTAAGTTCATTTGGTCTACTGTACCATCTGCTTTAGTGCTTTCAACAAGATTAAAATGATGATCGTATTCTGTGTTAAACTTGTGTCTATAACTTATTATACCTTGTTCGTCATAGTTAATACATTTTTTACAACCTTCACTGGCTACATTTCCTAGCATACGCAATCGTAAATCACGCATTTTTTGACTGTTCCATACACCCTTAAAGCCTGCTGTGTTTATATTGCCTACTGGCATGTCCCAATGGTATATACAGCACGGATACGAATCTCCGTTCTGCCAAACGCTCATGTGTGTCCAAGGCGCCATGCAAAAATGTTTTTTGAAGTCTTGGGTCAATTTTTTCCTAGCACAGTTTCAAGATTATTTTTTATGTCTTTCCAACTTACAGTTCTACTTAGAAATAAGTTCTGATTATGTATTAATTTATCTAAATATTCTTCCTTAACTTTCTTTTTTAGGATTTGTAAATCCGTTGTTTTTAGTTTATGCCATAATACCATTGCATGTCTATAGTTTGTAACTTGTGTCAAACCAAACAGTTCTTCAAATGTTTCATAGCCTCTTGCTCTTAACAATGTATGCATTTCAGGATTGCCTACAATAAAAAACGGATGTAAGTTCATTATTGCTTTATAAGTTTTTTCTGTGATAAAGTTTTTTGTACTATCACTTTCTGTTACAACGCTTACTACACTGTCATTGTAAAAAGGTTTGAGTGTATCATTATAGTTTATAACATTCAAAGTATCTAAGATATCAAGTTTACGAGTATACATGTTTTGTAGAAGATGCATATAGTAATCGTCATGTAGATCTTCTGGTATACGTTTTAGAGTGTGTTCGCCCTTGCTGACTTCTTCGTGTTCGCCTCTTGCTACATCAGGTAAAGCATAGCTTACATGTCCTTCTTCTAGTATCTTGCTTTTAAGTATACTGTACATAAGCCATATTCTATGCGGTTTAATGTTACGATTTAAACATAAAAACTTTTTCTTAGCATTATCAATATCTAGTTCGTCTGGAGTTGTAACTGTTGTGTGTGGTAAAGTTTGATGATGATGTCTACTAATACTTTCCCAAAAGTTAATACATATATACCTTATACCTTCTATTGTTTTAAAATGTGCCTCATGGTTACTGCACAAAACAACAACTTTGTTTAAAGGTATGTTTAATCTTTGTATTTCATTTGCTAACTTCTTTGGACTGATTAAATATTCTAACACACTCATAATGCATAGATATGTATTAGGATCGTCATTTAACAACTTTATGCTTTCTTGAGAAAGTACAATGTCAACCCATTCGGGCATGTGAACAACATTAAATATAAACTTTGTTGTATTTGGATTTAACAAACCAATACGATTTATATGATAAAAATCTCTATAGTTAAAGTCATCAAAATGTCCTAATATATAATCTATTGGTCGTGTATGAGTGTCGTCACCAGGTAACTTCAATATTGTTCCGCCGTGAGGCGCTTGCAACACGTTATCAAGTAAGAAATACATTATATGATTATAATACGATTACTTCTTTTTTGCAAGAAGTTTTTCTCTATGTGGCTCAAGATATTTTGCTACCATATCAAAAAATGTTACATTTTCACCTGGTACATCAATTATTGTGTCTGCTGGTACACCTGCCGCGTCGGCAAACTCTTCAGGGCTGTTGTCAAGCACTGCTTTACGCAATGCCGTTGCACTGCTTAGTCTTGGTGTAGGTTTAGTTTCTATACCTGCAAAGTTATATACGCCATGAGGACCTTCTTTGCCATTGTATTGTGCTATTGTTTTTGGCACCCAACCTTCGTCAGTAAATAAAACCAATGTTGCATCAGGATGTTGCTTATATAGTTCACTTGCAAGTGTGAGCCAACTTTGACTAAAAATAATATGCTCTTTAACTTCAGGCATTATAGTTTCCATTGCAAGAACTTTAACTTGTGCAGGTAATGGATCTTTAGGACCTATAGTGCTTTGGTTAGTACCAACATACCAATGTGTTTCTTGCGCCGCCATTTCCCAAGCGGCTTTGTGTCCTTTGTGTGGAGGATTGAATCTTCCAAATATAAGACCTACTGTTTCGCCTGGTGCTTCAAATAGTTCTCTTAGTTTCATTATTGCTCCTCAGGAACATGATAGCAAGCAAGCTCTACACGATAATATTCATTGTCTGCAAATATTTCCCAGTTATCTGGAGATATCATTTCTGAACATTCTGTTAATGGCATTGGAGTTTGATTGACATACTGGTTGCCAATGTAAACCCATTCGCCGCTGGCTGTCTTACCCCACATTGTTATTACTAATACTACTGCATCTGTTATACTCATGACGGTGTCCACCTTTTTCTAGGAACAAGTTTTACATTACCAAACTGCTTGGTCAAAGGATCTGCATAACGAACTCGTCCTTCGCCATTGCTATCCCAAATGTCTCCTTGTTCACCTTCAACTTGGTCAATAACATCGTCTTTGACCTCTTGAATCATTTTCACTAACTCGAGTATTGCTTCAATAGCATTATCGTGTTGTTCGTTTAACTCTTTTATTTTTGCTTGTTTATTAGCACTAACTCTACTAGCTTGTAACCACTGCCCAAAATGTGATCCGCTTAGTCTATCTAACTGTTTTGCTTTTGCTGTCTGATTAACATAGGTATATATTATATTTTTTAAATCTGCAAGTCCTCTTACAGGTTGTAGAAACTGGTCTATTTTATTTCCGTTAGATCTGACGTATGTTTCTGCTCTATCTATTCCTTGGGTGTTTACACTTACAGGTTTACTATTGTAAACAGGCCCTAAGACTATTAATCTTGGATCATTGTCAAAAGCACTAAAGTCTTGCATTGGTTCCTGTGAACTATCAGGTAATCCCCATTCTGGAAAGTATGCATGTCCTACTACCATTAGCTTTGCACGTGATATACGTCTACCAAGTTCGCTTGATGCTTTAACATGATAACAAGTTTTTGATTTAGGATTTGGACAAAATGTGTATACACCATTTTCTTCAGTAGGAGGATCTAAAAATAATCCATCTGCGTAAACAAAACCAATAAAGTCTTTTGGTGTAGCTCTGTCAAAGTATGGATACATACTAGCAAACTGATTTGCAAATGCATCTCTAGCTTTTTTATCTTCTGGACTTTTAGGAGAACCGCTTTTATTTGCAATGAAGTCTTGCACTTCTTCTGCACTTGTAGCCGCATTGCCTCTGCTCCATGCATTGTGTCCTCCAAATATTAATGGCCCACCTTTTTTAGCTCTACCCCAATATATTTGCGGGTTACCATCCCACTTCATTCTAATACTTTGTGCGCCTGATTCTGTAGCAATATCCTTTAAATGTTCAAGAGCTTCTATTGTTCCTGCACTGCCATAGAAGAACACAAGATCTTCCAAATGATTGAAAGCTCTGCCTAACTGTTTTTCTTCTATTAGTTCTTGATATCTCATCTGCTGTCAGCCAATCTATTGATAAGTTCTACAATCCTGTTGTGATTTGCATCTGCTAGTGTGATTACACTTTCTGTTCTAGGTACATTCCAGTTTCTATCTTGTTCTAGTTCAGCCATTAATGCATCTGCTTTGTCTTTTGGCATTGTTGCTAAAATACTTTCTAAACTATTCAAATCAGTAGCATTACGATTGCCACCTAATAACCTCTGTGCTATTACGTTCAAATCGCTTGAAATAAATTCTCCAGCTTTGCCTTTTTCGTCACGTACAAAAAGTCCTTTCCACGCACTCCATAACATACCGTTTGCTTTTGCTATTTTTGCAATAGCTAGTTGCTTGTGTATGCCTTTATATGGACTTTGTGCTGGCAATACATGTGTATGAAATTTAGCCACTGTAGGCGCATTGTCAACAACCATAATATCTAGTTGGTGGAACTCAGAGCCTAATGGCATCTTAACATGTACATTTGTACCTGATTGTGCAGTTTCGAATCCAACACTGCGTATAAACTCTGCTAGTTGAGCTCGTGCTTCTTTTACATCTTTACTGTTAAAATGTTGCATAACAGCATTTTGATCTACAATAACATCTAAATCACCTGAACGTTTGCCAGGTGTGGGTGTTGCCGCACTACCAACTGGAATACATTCAATGCCAGTTCCTTTAAGAATGTTGTTATTAACTAAGTCTAACAGTTCTTCTATAGCATTATGATCAAAATCACCAGTGCCATCAAATACTTTACCACCCATAGGTTATCTCCTCGATAATGTATTTAGTATTTTTTGCTTCACTGTATCAAATCCCTCATCTTTAACACTTAGCTTAAATAGTATACGATCTTTTGGGTATTTGTCAACCGAATGTTTACGTGTAGTGTTTAATAAAGCAGATTTATAATAGTATTCATTATCTGTAAAACGAACAGGAGCCGCACCGTCACTTAATAAAAAGTTAATACTGCAAGTTGTATCTTGATCTACATGTGGAAGTAACTGTGTGTTTGCTTCTAGTATATAAAACTTTGGTATTGCATCTATATCAAACTGTTTACATAATATATTAGAATATTCTATTTCAATGTCATTAAGTATACGCCAGTTATTCATAACAAACTTGCCAAAACGCTTGTCAGTGTAGGGCTGAGTTTTGTCTTGATTCTGATTCCAAAAATCAAGTAATAAAGACTTGTCAAAATCATAATCGAAGACTAATATGTCTTCGTTATTTGTCAACGCCTCTTCCTCATAAAAAAGCCTTCGGGAGAATGTATAGCGGCTATGAGGTCTTCCCACATCTTAGGATTTATTTCTAAAATAAACTCAACATCTAGTTCTTCATCATCTTGAGTAATATAGACTATATCTTCATATGACCGTATTTTAAGATCACCGTGTACTCCAGTGTCATCCATTACGGTTATGCAAACCTCATCGTGATCAAATTCTACACTGTACATAAAGATATTTATAATAGGTAATGGTGCAGGAGGTAGGATTCGAACCTACGATCAACCCGTTATGAGCGGGGGGCTTTAACCACTAAGCTACTCCTGCATTGGTGCCTCCTGCCAGACTCGAACTGGCACGCTGTATTCAGCGACAGATTTTAAGTCTGTTGTGTCTACCTATTCCACCAAGGAGGCAGTGGAGCGGCGTACCGGATTCGAACCGATTCCATCAGCTTGGAAGGCTGAGTCCTCTCCCAGGAGAAACGCCGCATTTGGAGTGCGTGACTGGACTTGAACCAGCATAAGACGGATTTGCAATCCGTTCCGTAACCATTCCGGACACACGCACATATTTGGTGGGCGATCCAGGAATCGAACCTGGCGTGGGTTTCCCCGGAGGATTTACAGTCCCCTGCCACACCTTGTAGCATATCGCCCTTTTTGGCACAGGTGGAAGGAATCGAACCCTCATCTTCAGTTTTGGAGACTGACGTGTTGCCACTACACCACACCCATATTGTTTGCTTAATATAGTGTACTATATATCAGAAGTCAACCATTAAATGCCACTTTTTCGTAAATAGTTTTATGATATGGACAGAATGGGATCCACTAAAAGAAATGATAGTTGGACGAGTGTATGATCCAACTGATATAGAACACATTGAAGATGTAGAGTTTCGTAATGGACTACAACGTATTTTCGAAGAATCAGAAGAAGATTTTTTTGATTTAGCAGAACTGCTACGTAGTTATGACGTTACTGTTCATAGACCAAAATGCGAATATAAAGGTGACTTTAGATATCCTGCTGTTTGTCCACGTGATATGCATTTTGTTTATGGTGATCAAGTCATTGCTACAATAGGCGGTGACCCTAATAGATTTTATGAACGCCAACATTATAATGATATTATTCACAATATGGATAGACGATATAGTGCTATGCCTACTCCAACACTTGGAGGCTTTTACCAGCCATATGTTGCATTAGAAGGCACACCTTTATATCATGCCGCTAATATGTTAAAGTGTGGTGACACATTATTATACACCGAACCATACAATGACAGTTCATATCCTATGACAAGACAGTTTGGTAGAGGTACAAAGGCAGGGCTTGAATGGATACAAGATAGAGTAGATGCAAAATGGATAGGTATTCCAGAAAGTGGACATGCTGATGGTAAGATTGCCTTGTTAAAGCCAGGATTGTTAATGTGTTGGTTACCCGAAATGATACCAACTGAACTAAGCGATTGGGATTATATAGTAGTTCCTAAACAGCCTGTGCCAGAGCAGTTTTGGCAAAGCAAAATGCAACCATTAAGAGCCAAAAATGTTGCAACTTGGTTAGACAGTTGGATAGGACACGTAGACGAAACAATATTTGATGTCAATGTTATAAGTGTAAATCCAGAACTTGTAATAACAAATGGCTATGATAAGAACATTGCTACACAACTAAAAAGTCATGGTATAGAAATGGTGCCGTTTAACTTTAGGCATAAGTTTTTTTGGGATAGCGGATTGCACTGTGTAACATTAGATTTAACAAGAGAAGGTAAGTGCGAAAGTTATGTCAGTTAATTTAATAAGTTTTGGATGTAGTCATACATGGGGTTCTTGCATGCCAGACATATATGATGCTGACGATATGCATCTGCAAAAAAGACACAACGGAGACGCCTATCCAAGCAAGTACGCTTGGGGAAATATTGTTGCACGAAAATTACATTTAAAACACAATAACCAAGCTGTGCCAGGAGCATCAAACAGACATATTTTGTATAAAATACTAAACTATGATTATGGTCAAGATGTAGTATGTATACTATGGTCGCACACAAATAGGCATACATTGTTTGTAGACCATAAAACATATAGCCATTGGGGACCTTGGGCTGTAGATGAAAGTAAAGCGGCCAGGGCGTGGTATAAATATTGTTATCAAAGTTATGATAGTGTTTTAGATACTGCACAGTGTATAAGCCATGCAATGTTATATTTAGATTCTAAGAACATTCCTAATTATCATATGTTGCAAACTAGCACAGGAACAAATTTTTTCAAAGATTTTCCACGAAAACATATAAAATATATCTTAGATTGTAAAATACAAAATGTATTCTTTGACAACTATAGGAGAATAACTCCGCTTGCTTTTGATAATAAACACGCTGGAGAAAGAGCTCATGCAGAATTTGGAAAGGCTGTAGCAGAATCTATAACTAAAAATAATGTACTGAACATAGGAGAAATATTATAATGTACAACGTTGTTATGAAAACACCCGAAGTTTTGGTAGTGGACAACTTTTTAACACAAGAGTGTCAAGATAAGTTAATTAACCAAGTACAATGTGATGAATGGACTCAAAGTCAAACGGATGATAAGTATTGGCATATTACTGACGGATCAAACTATAAAGCAAGTAAAAGATTTGTTAAGGATGCACCATTTGATGATAACTATGATATATGGGCAGATGCTATAAAAACTTTTGCAGATACATGTGACGATGCACAAGACTTTGTAAAAGGCTATACAGATATTGCTATGCGTTGTCATGCATACCCTATAGGATCAAAAAATCCTTGGCATACAGACATGGGCGGAGTTACTTATAGTTATTACTTGCACAAGCATTGGCAAATCAACTGGGATAGTATGTTGTTAGTAATGCCTAAGGACAGTGTTGAATATAAGCAAATGATGAGAAAACTACCAGGTACTAAACAAAAAGATACATATGCTAGTGTAGGCACATTAGAAATGTTTGAACAAGCACAAAAACAAAAACACTTAATAGAACATGGCTTAGGATACTTTATTGCACCCAAGCCAAATAGATTGGTGCTTATTGGTAAAAATGTTGTACATGGTATAACTCGGGTAGATAAGGATGCTGGAGAAAATGTTAGATTAACACTTACAGGTTTTTTTAACTTTTTTAAGGCACAGGTTGTAAATGTTTAGTAGCAAGGCAATAGCAATACGTGATGAAGAAGTTATTACCTTTTCTCATAAACACGGACTAATGATAGGAGCAATACATTCTCCAGCTCACTTTGTAGATAGACATAGAGAATGGTTAACATATGGTAACAATACGTTTTATATAGAGGGTTTAGAGCGTTATACTGGGTTTGTAACAGCTGGTTGTACAGAAGCATTTAACGAAGTATACACAGAGCCTTGTTACGTGCTACACGGCGAATATACGTATCATAGAGACGCAGGAAGAGCAACAGAAACAAAATATAAGAATATTCCTGCAGGCAGTAGATTGATTATAAGTTATCCATTTGCCGCTACCGGCAACCCACATAAAGAATGGGATAGTATTTTGAGATTTTGTGAAGACAACAAGATCAAAGTATTCGTAGATGCTTGTTTAGCAGGTGTAAGTATAGGAAGGCTTGACTGTAGACGTAACTGTATTACACACGTTTCATTTAGTTTTAGCAAAGCATTTGACACTGGATTTTTTAGATGTGGTGTCGTATATACAAAACAACACACCGCAGGTCCTGCAAGTGTGTTGAATAAACATATGTATGTAAATCATCCTACATTAGGACTTCATCTAAAACTTATGGAAAACTTTGCTAGTGACTTTATTACTAAGAAGTATAGAATGAAGCAAATAGAAATATGTCAAGAACATGATATGGAGCAAAGTGATTGTATACTGTTTGGATTGATAGATGATGAACGGCGGTGTATTAGTCCAGTTTTGGGAACTCTACCACCGTTTCATCAGCTTCCGTTTCTACAATAATAAGTTCTGGTTTTTCAGTTTTTGCAGGAGGTTCAGGCCTCTTGCCAACCACAACTTCTTCAATGCGTTCTACCCTATCAAGGATATCATACAATAAGCTAAGTATTTCGCTTTGCATTAGTCAGCCCGTAGTTGAATACTTACTGGAATACGTTGTCCAACTTGATAGTTGTTGTAAGTATATGCAGTTCCTTGCATACCGTTATACTCAAATCGTATAAAGTAGTTTTTTAGAGTTTGTACTTTCTGCCGATTGTATGAAGTATAACATTGTTGTTGATTTTGATATCCAGTAATCACTCTCTGTTGATTGTTTTTATCTGCTGATATCACGCCACCTAATACTGCACCAGCGGCCGCTCCATTATCTTTACCTGTTAAGCCTTTTCCAAGTAGTCCACCTATAATCATTCCTGTTAGGACATCACCACCTGAAGCACCTCCGCCTTGTACAGTTCCATAGATTGGTACTTGCACTGTTTCGCAACGATTTTGTGGTACGTCTTGCCATGACGTTTCATATCGTGGTTCTACATAAGTAATGGTTGCTTGTACTGATTCAGCCGCCGCTGGCGAACAGCCTGCCGCGATCACAAATAATGCCAAAATAATCTTTTTCATAATAGTGCCTTCCGTTGTTGCCTATATTTATACTTTATTATACTACTACTAGTTTGTCAACCTTTTTATTGTAAAAAACCTGAAACCTGTAGTGTATATTTGTCTTCCAATCCACAGTTACCACTTAGATGCAAATGATCTGAATCCCATATAAATCCATCACCAGCTTTCCAATGTGTGCTTGACTGCCATTCTTTGTTTGCATCTTGGTAGTGTATCAAATGTCCTGGCTTCCAGTCTTGCAAATATATATTTGCTCTTACTTTTTTACGTGTGTCATTAGGATATCTTTTATTAATTTGAAAAAATGTATCTCTGTGACATGTAACAGTATTACCAGGAGGTTGTAATATTGTACTAACTGTGATAATTTCCATGCCTAAGTCTTTGCCAGACAGCGGAAAATGATCCCACCATAGTTGTTGTATTCTTGTGTTATCTTCTGTGTAGCTTTTAGGAAAGCCACCTACATGTAAATCTTTTTGTTCACGCACCTGGTATGAAATGCATGAACCATAATGTTGTGAGTAGTCTGCATTTAAAAAGTGATTGCAGTCAATGTCTAAATGTATCTCTTGTATCAATAGTTTGCCGTGTCCTCTGTTCCATTGCCATAATACTTATCAACTTCAACCTTTGTTATCCGATCGTACCTAAAACTACGCCAAGCACTAGGTTCAATATCAATAGCCCATACTACAATAGTTTTTTCTTCTAGGTTACGTATTTTTGTTTGGCTAAGTTTATCATCACGTTGAGCAGGTGGCAACATACTAGGAATAAGAGTGCATTTCATTTTACGCTCGTCACCACTTAACTTCTTAAATGTTACATCAACAATCTCATTGCCTAACGTTTCTACAAGTTCTTCCCTAGTAGGAATACCTTTAAGGTCTGCTATAGTCTTCTGCACATCTTCTGTTGTGGTCATTTATTCTCTCCGCTACTTCTTCATATGTTATATTTGGATCTCCACGTAAACTTAGTACTGCTCTTCTATTATCATTTCCCATGTTGTTACTACGATGCATAACATCAGTTCTAATGAGTCTAATACCATTAAGCAGACTGCTTTCGCTTATTACATAATCTTTATCAAACCATTGTGGAGTGATAGCACTACCACCCGGGGCAAACTGTTCATCACCAAAGTCGTTGTCATCATCTGCAAACCATTCATTTGTACCCATATCACAATGTGCAATAGGAACATTTATTGCCCATTCTCTAAGTTTATCGCTTCCTGCAACACAATCTCTGTGTATTAATAGCTTGCGGTGTGGGTTGGTTACAAACAACCTTGCAGTATGTAGTTCTAAATCTAGTGCAGACATTAGATTCCACACAGGCCAATCTATATCTTTTGCAGTTATAAGAAAGCCTGTAACAACTGGTAGTATACGTTTATCAGCAAAGTATAGTTCTTCATATTGTAGTTTTCTGCCAAACTCATGCCAGTACATACTGTACATGTCTGGCAACTTGAAGTCTATACCTAGGCTGTATTTCATCTATTCTCCACAACCTTGTCTGCTAATCCATTCGTAACTGCTTCTTCAGCGGTTAGGAATGTATCAAACTTCATTGTTTCAAATAGTTCTTCATATGTTTTACCTGCCGTGTTGTGTTTAACATAAAGTTCAGTAAGACGTTTGTTAATCTTTTGTGATTCTTCATAGTGTCTTTTTGCATCTTCAAACTGTAGCTCTTGTACATGAACACTTCCACTTGTGCCAGGAGTGCCTGAGCTTACCCTGTGTATCATAGTCCTAGATTCTGGTAACACTAAACGTTTTCCAGGTGCCCCAGCTTGTGCTAAGAAACTACCCATGCTACAGGCTTGACCCATTACAATAGTTTTAACATCACATTTAATAAACTGCATTGTATCATATATTGCTAAGCCGGCTGTAACTAATCCACCTGGCGAGTTGATGTACAAATTAATATCTTTATCCGGTGACTGACTTTCTAGAAACAGTAGTTGAGCTACAACTAAATTAGAAGTCATATCTTCAACAGGACCGTTAAGCATAATAATGCGGTCTTTTAGTAGCCTACTGTAAATATCGTAGCTACGTTCACCTTTTGCTTCTTGTTCAACTACTATTGGAACTAGTGGCATTCTTTGACCTTTCTATTGATAAGTTTTGTGTTAAGACAAAGTTTTCTACAAGTAACTTTGTTATAGTTGCCATTGCAACTGATTGTCTATGATCTTCTGGTAAACTGTAAATCTGATCAATAGCACTAGATGCCATTGTTTCATACACTTGTTGTTCAGTTACTTTAATAGAAGACCAATCAACAGGGTCTTTAATCTCAACTTCTCTAGCTAAACTGATTAATCGACCTACTGCTTCTGTTTTGGTTAAGTTTTCTTCTGTCATTGGTTAGCAAATCTCCCCATTTCGGTTGTAAATATTTCTGCTGGTTTTATATCTTCAAAATGAAACGTATGTTCATATGGTGCAGTATATTGTGACATACTCCACTGATGCCGTTGCAGGTTCCTACGACACCATGTTTTGCCTTTATCAACTACATCACTATGTAACCTCACTGTATAGCCAGGTTTCCACCCTAGTTTATATTCATGTATTTCTAATGGTGTCAATGTATTGTACCGTATACTACATCATCGTTGGGATCAACACCCCATTTTTCTTTCAAAAGTTGTACTATAGCATCCGGGACATCTTTGTCCTCCATACACTGAGGTACCCAGATGCCTTTCAGGTTACCTTCTTTATCAATAATAACCCCGTAGTCATCATCCTCAAGAGTATTTTCGAATCCTAAGTAATCATGGTCGTCCATAGTGTCCTCAATGGATTGTATCGGTTGGGCCGGCATTTTCATACTCGGCTATAGATAGAATGTCGTGAACGTCTCCGTCAAAAGTATTTAACGCATCTTCAGTATCCATTGCGTAAATATGGTATTCGGTTGCAGGAGTTAATATTACAAAAAGTTTACTCATGGTTTTTCCCAATGTTTTAAAAGTTCTTGATCAGCGCCTGTGCCTTTAGTTTTAATATAACCTTCTTTGATTAGATTGTCAACTATGCCAGTCACAATTTCTATGTCTTCTTGTTTAGCAAAGTATCTACCTACTAATGTAAACACTATTGCGGTTACGAAAATAAAAATACTTCCATATAAATCAATCATACTGCTTCTGCATTCCTTACTTTGACGTAGTTCAAGCGAGTCATTGGCAGTCCGCTATCACGTTCTTTGTCCTGCCCTTTTATTTTGCCTACGATCTCGTAAGTTTTGCCTACTGCAAATTTTTCTTTTTTACTAAAGCAAACTAAGTCTTTGCCAATACAACCGAAATGCAAAAAAGCAGGTGCATCATATATCGCATTATTTAGTGGAATAACCTTCAATATTTCTACATCTGTTGCTTCAGTAATATTATGTAGGATATAATTACTTTGTTCAAACTCGTTTTTCAAACGTTGCTTGTACATTTTAGCTTCAATCTCTCTATCTACAAAAGCAGGAAGATATGCTAATAAACCAATACGTCCAATAGGCATTCTTTCACTACTATAAGCACTGAAGAGATCAGATTCAAAGTCAGGAAGATCACCCATAGCAAGCATTGTATATCTACGCATATGCTTATCAGCAGACTCTTTTGCTTTTTTATCTGCTTCTGTTACTTTCAAAGGTGTAAAGTCTTCTGGAATAAAAGGAGATTGTTCATAGCGACTACTTATAGTATATGCAATCAACTCTTTGTTACTGAATGTAGGCGGAGATTCGCTATGCCTACGTGTAGTTTTTTCATAGCCCTTGTTAACTCTATATGCACTAAAAGATAAGAGTAATAATTCTTGTGTAGGATAATCAGTCATATCTGTGGCTCCTAGTTAAAGTCTGCAGGACGAAGGTCGATTGCTTCTTCTACCTCAGCATACATTGTATATATATGTTTTACCAAGTCGTGTTTTACACTATCTTGAAGTGGCAGACTCATAATGAGTTCATCTACTTCGTTTAGTTTATTATCAATAGCCTCTAGTGTATCTTGTATATGCATTATTTGCCCCTATTACATTAACGTTATAACTTTTTATAGCAGGTATATGTACATATGTCAACCTAAATTAGTTCAAAGTTGTTATCTTTATCTTTGTTTGTCAATAAAAATGCACAAAAATTGTTTAGTTCTATTGTTGGTGTAGCATAGTTAGTTTTAACTTTTGCCCACTTTGTTATTGGATCTCCATCTAGTATACTGTCTATTATCCTAGAAGCTCGTGTTTTTTCAAACAGTTCATGATAAGTTGTTACGTCATTCCAGGGCCAGTCTGTATGTCCATTTTGGTCATATCCTGACCATGTTGGTCTTGGTATACTTGGATAGAAACTAGGCACAAGTTGATTATGATAATCTTGAATCCATGCCGCTATTTGATTAGTTCCTAATATTTTTTTAACCTGTTGATCGTTTTTTATCTTTTTTATTATTTGCATTTCACACAATGCATGTATTTCATCAATCCACTTAGACCTTTCCTTCTTAGGAAAACTCATAAAACCTTTTATTGGCATGCCTAAGTATGTTTTAACAAAGTTCAAGTGGTTTCCTGGATGTACTGCTAAATGATCAGGACCTTGCCATCTAAAACAAGGATAGTTGTAAGATCCATTTGTATATATTTCTTCTATTAATATACATGCCTGCCCAAACTCTTTACGTTTAAACATATCGTCTTTTCTATGTCCAAAAAATGTATAATCAAAAGATTGTAAAATTTGTCCTGACTTCATACAAGACTGAAACCATGTATTGTAGTCTTCCTGATAACCATGCCAAGCAACGTATTTTTTATATTTGTCAATCTCAGGCTTGTTGAAGTTTCCTAAAGTTTTCATGTATGGTTTTATACAGTTACAAAACTCTACAAAGTAATAATCATGTGTTTCTAAAAACCTGTCCCAATGGTCTTTACCATATAACTTTTTCATTCCGGCGTGTTTATGTGCTTTACGGGTTCCTTGCTCCCAAATACATTCTTGTCCTTTATGATTTGTAGAACTTGCTATAACATAGTCTTTTTGCCAAGGAGCATCTAGTTCTAAAAATACATCTTGTACAAATGGTTTGATTCTTTTACCTAACCATTGAAAAGGCAGTTTATTGTTATGATGAAATACTGTATCACGTTTCATTACCCAAAAGTTACCATTACAGTAATATATGTCACCGGCACTGTTTTTATCATTTGCTTGTGTGTTAGTTATAATTTCTTGTTGTGGTAAGAATGTTTCCAACTGTTGGTCACGTATTTGCATAGCACGATATGGGTTGAACATGTTAAATTTACTAACACTAACACAACTATCATAATCACCTAGTTGATCTATAGCATCAGATAAACTTTGAGCATCTATTCCTGAAACATTGCCAAGCAATAAAACCACAATGTCTTGCTTACCTATTTGCTTTTCTATTTCAAGAATGCCATGTCTAATAACTTCTAAATGACTATCGTTGTCGCCACTTAGTTCAGGTGGCCTATCAATAACATTGAAATCATATTCTTCACTATAACTTTTTATAGTATCATCATCTGTACTACACCATACACTTTTAATATATTGGCAACCAGTGGCCGCCATTACACTGTGGGCAAACAACGGATGACCGTTGACTTCTAAAAGATTCTTTTTGGGTATACTTTTACTACCACCTCTGGCAGTTTGTAATGCTACGATTTTTCTTTTATCTTTGGGCAATTATAGCCTCCTGTATCAAGCATCATATAAGTAGCGGCTAATGCGGCCACTTCGTATTCGTGATAATGTTCTAAGTCAAGTACTACTTGATTTTTAAAGTTATGAGCTATTCCAGTAAGGACTATGTGCGGTATATTTTGTACTTCTAAGTAGTTCACTGCACGACTGATACTAGTGCTAGAACCACTTGCAGTTAATATTACATAAGCATCTAACTTTGATCGTCTAATCCATTCACGTTGCCATAAACTATCAAAGTCGTTGATTAAACTAGTTGTAACAACTCCACTGCCTGGTGCATAACACATTTTATCAGTATGTCTTGTAGCATCTATAGCCGCATGATCTGCTATTCCTAGATTACCACCATGTGCTACGTAACCTACAGTTTTACAATCTACAAATTTACTTATAAAATCTTTATATACTGAGTTAGACTGCATTTGTTCTAACTCTTTTTCTATCCTACTCCAACTGAAAATACTCAATCGATATCCTACTCATTTACTAACATCAACCCATTACCAAAAAACTCTGGTTCTTTTATTATTTTACTATGCAACAATATTTCCTTTGCACTTTTAGCAGTACGTTCTCCATCATCTTCAGTAGCTTTACGACCAACTGTGTATGTGATATCAAAGTAACTATCTTGTAACTGTCCTTTATGCTTAGGAAAAAATCCATCTTGTGCATCATCGCGATTACAATAAAACACAACATGACCGTTTGTATTTCTATCCTTACAATAATTTATCAATGCAATATGATCATCATCTGTAAAGCCTTCACCATAACTTGTAAAGCTATCTCTATAAGGCGGATCAAAGAAATAAAATGCACGTTCGTCATCATTAACAGACACACATGCATTTTTCCAATCTCCACAATGAATATCTACCTTTTGTAAAAAGTCATGCCATTCTAAAACATTGCTTTTGTCATATACACTAGTTTGATTGCCTAAACCAAACGGAGTATCAAATCTACCATTAGCACGTTTTGTAGTTTGCCAAATACCGTTGAATGCAGTTTTCATTAAAAAATACAATGTTGCACTTTCATCAGTAGCATTCCAACTATGTGTATTGGTTGCATATGGTGTACGTAGTGCATAAAACCATTCTTTACGTTTGTCTTTGTCTAGTGGTAAGTATTGAGCTTCTAATACATCCATACGTTTTATAAAGTTATCAACATCATTTTTTATAGCTTTATAAATGCCTACTAGTTCTTCTTTTATATCATTAATAATAAAACGCTGAACATTAGGACAGTTTTCATATACCCAAATAGTCATTGCTCCGCCACCAAAGAACGGCTCTACAAACGTATCAAAGCCACTTGTTGGAATACCAGGATTCTCCAAGTATTTAGATATCATTTTGTTCTTACCGCCTGCCCACATATATAATGGTTTCATATTTTTGCCTTTATTTGTACGTTAACATATCCATCTGCAATGGCTTGTACATCTCCTCCACGATGCATTACAGGAGCAAAGTATATACCCAAAGCATTATCAATACTATCAATATCAGTAATATTTACAACTATCTCTTTATCACCATCAATATACATGATATTGTGCCATCCGTCAACCTTTTTGTATTCACGGAGTGCAAACTGTCCTAACTTAGTTGTAAAATAATCTATATCTTTATAATCTCCATTTATGATTTCTTCACATAAAAGTGTAGTATCACAACCTACATAAACTTGTTCGAAATATTCTCTATAAACATTAGGGTCATTTACTGTAGCAAGATGTGCGTCTTGTTTTCTTTTGCTACGTTTACCAGGTACTGTTCCATTAAAATATTTTTTGTTAAGTTCATCAATATGACCTTTTTGTGTAAGGCCTGTTTTAACTGGCTTTAGACTTGCACCGTTTTTCTTTATTTCTGTTTTATATGTTTTACCATTATAATCAAACTCACCATCACTGTCATTACTGAAACGATAGTTACTCAATAGTAACGGTAATACTAGCTCACCTGCTCCTACACCTTTACCGTTATTATCTAACACAACTCTAAACGTTGCCATAAAGTTTTCATTGTTACGTAGTGCTGGACTAATAAGTCCGTCAAATCCTGATCTAAAGTTTGTATTGAGTTTTGCATTATCTGTAAGGTTATTGTCATCTGATAACAACTCAACAACATCTTCTGCTTTACCATAACCCATAAGTTCATGATATACTAGATTTGTCTTAAGATCATGTATAAATCTTGTAGCCGCTCTATGTCCTGTGATGCCGCGACTCTCTGCTAATGTTTCTAACTTATCTAAATATTTCATACCTTAGTCCACTTATAATGCGATAGCTTATTTTGTTCTGCCCAACGAATAAACAAACCTGTTTCTCTTCCGTGAGCTTCTATTTCATGCGGTCTATCCCAATAGTCACCTTCTAACTCATCGGGCATTTCATCATTTATATATTGCTTTACATGCACTAGTTCATGTGCAAGTGTTGTAAGCATGTCACGTAACCTAAGTGAACGTTTTACGTCTACTTCAAACTCTTTTTCTTCTAAGTGACAGCAATAGCCAAAGTTTTCATCTTTAGTCATGCGTCTAAAGTTTATTTCTATTTCAGGACTAATGCCGAACTTTTTACATACAAACACAGCCATGCTTTCAGCATACTTACGTTGCGTTTTAGATGCGCCATTTACTGTAATCATAGTTGCCTCGGATTGTTTCCTGTTAAAAAATACATCTTCTTTATTATAGCACTTACATCATCTTCTGTCAAGAAGCCTTTTACAGTATCACCTTCCTCAGTGATGCCTGGCAACTGAATCATATCGTTGCCTTTAAACACTCCGATTTCGTAAAGTCCTTTTTGGCCGCCATAGCTACCACTATGACTTACGATGCTTAGTTCGTAATCACCAAAAAACAATATAACCTGTGTACCATCTAAAGCAGGCTTAGGTTTGTAACTGTTGTATTCTAATACGGCCATTGTGCCCTCCTGTTTTTACTTTATAGCATAACAGTTAAGCAGTGTCAACCTATAATCTGTAGGTAATCCTACCTTTATTTAAATCATACGGAGTCATTTCTACTTTGACTCTGTCCCCAGCTACAAGTCTTATTTTAAACTGCCGCATCTTTCCGCCAGTATAACATACGACTTTGTGGCTATTATCTAACTCAACTTTGAAAGTTTGGTTTGGTAAAACATCAGTGATAGTGCCTTCAACTTCTAATACATCACTATTTTTTGCCATTCGTTACCTTAGTTATAGAGATTGATCCGTCCTCCCATGTAAATCCCAATGTGTCTCCGGCCTTCCAGCCCATTTCGGTTAATATTTCATCTGGAATATTCATTAGAACATCTTCGTCTGTTGCACCCCAGTTAGGAAATATGTCTTCTACCTTATAAAAGTTATTTACCATTATTCTACCTTAAACTGTAGGTCTTCAAGGTCTTCACGTAAAACCCAATCATCAGGAAGATTTACACACTTTCCTTCTTTGATATGATCAACAATGTGCTTTGCATCTCTTTTAGAAAATGCAGTGTGTTTGGTGATTACTTGTTCAGCCGCCATAAAGTTTGCACCTGTTCGATAACCAGAAACTATCATTTTATTTCTCTCCAATATACATATACATTAAATATAGCAAAGGAGCTAGTATATGTCAACCGAAAGAACTTTAGTGATTGTTACTTGTCATAAAGATAAATGGAAGTTTGAAATGCTATGCAGAAGCATGAAACTATTCTTAGAACCATGTAACATCATTATTGTTTACAATGAAATAAAAAGCAAATATGAAGAGTGGTTAGAATGGTTTGCTCCTATCAATAGTAAAAACTTAAAAAAGTTTGGCATTGTAATGCACAATGCAGAAGACTTATATCCTGATGAGCTATATGGTAGTAACGATCCTGTATACCGTTCTGGAGGATGGGTGAAGCAACAAGTCTTAAAACTTCTAGTAGCACAAAAGATTAAAACTCCTAAGTATATAATAATAGATAGTAAAAACTTTTTTATAAAAAAATGTAATATTAATAACATAGATAATACATATCCACACGGATATTGGACACTACCAGGAGTAACACAATGGACAAAGGCGTGTTGTAAAAAATTAGATTTAATATATCCAGGACACCAACTGAAGTTAAGAGCTAATACAACTCCGTACATATTCAAAACTAATGTAGCTAGACGATTAGTAAAACGTTTTGGTAGCAACTTGGACTTTGTAATGTGGTTTAACGACACTTCTCGTAGGCCTGATGTTAGTCCTGCTGAATTTATATTGTACGAACTATTTGAACTTAAAACAAACAATAGAGATTGGGATGGCACCCGTAACAATAACAATACAACTTTATGGATGCACTATATACATAGAGAAAAAATGGACATTGAGCAACTAGCAGAGCATATAAAGACTAGATCTGATGAACTTGACATTTGTGTTAGTGGCTTTCATAGTGGAATGCATGATTTGTTAACTTACGAAGATGTAAAGTATATACTTACATACTTAGGTATAGATTTTATACTACCAATTAATAGATATGGACCATTTTAGGTAAATACTATTGCAGAGCGTGAGGGCGTTATGGATTTTTTAAGTTTAGTAGCTGATGTAGGATTTCCAATAGCAGGTGCCATAGCCGCAGGTGGCTTTGTATTCCTAACATTGAAATTTATATTAGCTGGGGTTACAGGGAGTGTAACTACACTAAAAAATATTATTGGACAACTGGACAATAGGGTCCAGACCATGAACAATGATCTTGTTAAGATCGATGCTTTATTAAGTTATGCACTTAATGTAAGACCGAACATTGATAGGATCGCCGCAAATGAAGGAAAAGATGATGCCAGACGTGACTGACGATAAAGGAAAACTAGAAGTATCTGTAAGGATACTTGGTAATGAGCTTATAGCAATAGAAATGAACGTTGACGATTTCAAAATGAAATGGTTAGTAATGGGAGTCATAGCTATTGTTGCAATGGGCTGGGCTGGAGCAGTATTTGGTCCACCTCTAATACAGATGTTTGGTGGTCCATGAACATAGCCGCTATTATCAGTGAATATGGATTTCCTATTATGGCCGCTATTGGAATGGGCTATTTCATATATTTTATATGGAAATGGGTAACAGAAGTTATAGATCCTGTTATAGGTGAAACAATGGGTACTCTTATAAAGTTAGTTGATCGTGTTCGTATGCTAGACAACGATATGATTAGACTTAATAGTAAGTTAAGCATGGTTTTAGAATACAGAGCTAAACTTAATCCACAAAGGCAAGACGAACTGCAAAGACTTGTTGACGAGTATAAACATTCGCAAGACAAGTTTGATACTACCGGAAAAAAGAAAAAATAAAATACGCACTTTATCATAAATAGATGTATGCGATATTATATAGGTAACTGCGAATACAAATGGTCACACGCAAATACTGACATGGAACATCTATGGGTACGTAGAGAAGTAGGTGATGAGATGTTTAAGCAATGTAACATGCCTGGCTTTGAACTAGTATATTTAAGAAGCAATAGTCAAGCATTGCCTGGTGATGTTTATTGTCGTTGTGATATCTATGTAGATATTGAGGATAGCAAAGATCATACACTCTTTGCTTTAAAATATTCAAACACTTATCCATTAGGAGAACCAATATGATGTGGGTAGATTATACTATCGATCAGGCAGGTGAAAATTTTACTATAAGAGGCGACTGGCCAGGAGAAATCATGGGCTTACAGGAAGACGGCAAATACAAAGGTAATCATTTATATAAACCAGGAGATGTTTTTGTAGTTAACAAAGCCGGGTGGCTTATAAAGACAGACGAAGTTAATGCGTTGTTGTTGAAGCACGAGCATAACAAGACTGCAAAATCTCAGCAACACGACTAGACACCATTGTTTCATAGTGAGTGTGTGGTACTTCTATTTGCGTCATATCATTACGAGCTCGCATACTTTCAATAGTAACAACACCGTCATTAGGTCCACCATGATATGGAACCATGCCATGTGTGGTAATAATTTGTGTCCATGGTATAGTTAGTTCAATATTCATACAAGTTCTTATAGGTATGCTTCTACGTCCTACATCTTTAAACAATGGATAGCTAGGCACTATATATTTTGCCCAATCAGCTGTCCAACTACCAGCAAATGGTGTGCTTATACTTACACCTCCTAGTATCCTATGACGTTGAGTAAGATGTAAAGCATACAAGCCGCCCATGCTGTGTCCTATTATAAAATGTGGACCTTTATCTTTTATTTGTTCTGATATTTTATCTAAGTTGTAATCAAATTTATCTGTGCTACTGTAGTTAACTAATATTTCATTTGTAAAATCTGTTTTTTCACGCAAGTATTCAAAACTTAAACTTGTTTGATTTGCACCATGTATCCATATAACGTTTAGATCATCATCCGTTGTACGTATTTGTTCTGTCGCATATAAGCCAAACCAGTTGGCAAAATATTCTTTTATTGGTTGCATAAATTATTTACTCGTTGCGATGAATACTCCATTCCAGTCTTGGGGTAAATCTTGTGTTTTCATATATTGACAACGCTCTATCCACATGTCATAATATTTTTCCATTTTATGATCAAAACTTGTATATATAGTTTCACACAAACTTATTGCTTCGTCAAAGTCTTGTGCTTTATATGCGGCATGCATTGAATCGTGCTTACGTTGTGGAACTTTCCATGCAGGAGTTGTGTTATCTAAAACTGTATATATGCTTAGTCCTACACTTTTTCCTTTTACTTGTAAATCATCTACTTTTAAATAAAAGAAATCATCCTTAGTTTTTTCATATGTAGATTCTCCCACTAATAACAAACAACCATATTCTTTACATTTACTTTCTATACGAGCCGCTGTACTTACAGCATCACCAAGTACATCATAACTGTGTCTTTTTGTACTACCCATTTCACCTAGATAGCCAAGTCCTGTATTGATGCCTGCACCCATTCCAACAGGAGGTCTACCTTCTGGAATAATAACTTTTTCATTAAATGTTTCTACAGCTCTAAGCATTTCTAAGCCACAATGTACAGCTGAGTGAGCATGTTCAGGATCATCTATAGGTGCATTGTGTATGTGCATACTAGCATCGCCTATGTATTTTATTATCATTCCGTCCATGTCAAGCACTGGCTGTGTAATGCTATCCATGTATCCATTCATAATGCGAGTAAGTCCTTTAACGTCATCACCAAAACTTTCACCTAATGGTGTAAAGCCACGTAAATCTGAGAACACTATGCTGATGTCCTTCTTCATACCATCTTTAACCAGTGCAGGATTTTCCTGCAATAGTCTTACTACTGTTGGTGAAGCATAGCCTGCAAACTGTTTCTTTATTTCTTGCTTTTGCAAAAACTCGTCTACAAACTTTATTACATAGCGACTCAGACCTACTAGAGTTAGAAATGTTGCTGGTATCAACCCGTCCACGAGCAATCCATACTGTTCGAATATATAGTAACTAATATATACACTGCCGCCTACAGTTCCCACAAAAAAGGCTATGCCTACATACGGCCATCGAGCGATTAAAATTAGTAAAATACCAGCCACAACAAAAGCGGCTAACTCTGCCCATTGCTCTGCATCAGGTTGCCTAGCAATGTTTGATTCATTAAACACTGTTCCTAGCATAGTAGCTTGGATTTCATGCGGAAATACAGAACCTGCGGCAGTAGCTAAAGGTTGTGTAACACCTGCGGCAGTTGGTCCAACAAAAACAATACCACCTGCAAAATCATCTGGCAAGTCTACTGCACTGTAACTTTTGTATTGTTGACTCCAATCAATCCATATTTCTCCAGTTGGTGATGTATTGATAAAACCAAACTGCGGAATACGTAACTTATCAACACCTAGTGGTGATAGTTTTATTTGAAAGCTAGGATCGCCTGCTATTACACGCAGAACCTCCATAGTAACATTTGGATATAATGTACCGCCGCTTTCTACCACCAACGGTATGCGTCTAGTAACTCCGTCGACTTCTGGCCAGCTGTTTGTGATGCCTGATCCAACGGCGTTATTTTCGATATCCGGAACGTTTGCAATAATACCCGGAACACTAGGTATAAGATACATGTAATCGCTGTTAACGATAGTAGCACCTGGATTAATTGGTTCATTCTTATTCTCCTCTGCACCTAACATAGTTATTATAACTGGAAAGTTAGACATTGTCAAGGCGAGCATATCATCTTCGCCTTGACGATCTGTTTCACTCATTAGTACATTAAACACAACTAGTCCAGCGCCTCTGGCATATAAATCCTCTATAAGGCTACCGTAATCACCTCTCGGCCAAGGCCATTGCCCGTATTCCTCTAAACTTGGTTCATCAATGTTTACTGTAAAAATGTTATTATCAACTGGTTGTTGATTTATAATCAGCGTATCAAAATATCGCAGTTTTAGACTTTCTACAAATGTTGGGTTGATATGCATTACCCAAGCAAGACAGCCTAAAAGTATGATACTCCATATAGGTGAGAATGCTAACTTTTTCATTTTGTGAAACGTTTATTGACGTTAAGGTAGATACAATCTACTGTTTGATTTTTATCTGTAACAAGTACACTGGCTGTACTCATAGCAGAGACACATGTTTCTTTATCTTCAAAATTTCCTAAATGATATGTTTCCATATTTTGAGAAGATGTAAGTGCTAACCATATTAATGCCCACATTATTTTTTCTTTCCTCCTGTTAGTTTAGATCTGAGTGAGTCCATTTCTTTACGCTTAGCCTGTATTTCCCTAGCTTTTGCTACATCTTCTAATGTATCTTCAAACCATGTTTCTTGATTTACTTTAGTAGCCTTCGATTGTATCCCGGATTCTTTTGATCCGGATACCTCCAGTATACTACTGGGCTTTTGTATTCGTTGCGCCTTTTTTGCGTCCACCCCATGTGACGATGTACCAAGGGATTCTTTGACTCGTCGGATCCTTTCTTCCATCTGGGATTGTCGCTGTTCCCAGTACCTTTCATATACACGCTCCTTAAAACGTTTATCTACTAGTTCGTTCACGTGTTCTTCTAATAGCGATTTAAACAACCATTTGAACATATGATATTTATTTACTCTTTAATTTATCACCATCGGCCTTGGCCAAGACCAATCAAGTATATTATGCCTACTACAATGCCACCACATACTGCAAATGTAGTTATTCCTACTATCCATTCGAGTATAAGCTGTTTACGTTCTTCAGCGGCATACGCCTCTTCTCTACGTTTTTTACGCATCTCTGCTTCGATTCGAACTATTTCATCCCATGCTGACGGTCCATAAAATAAACTAATATGAGATCGTAAATCTTCTCTCATTTCTTTAGCTTTTTGTTTATGGCCCCATACTTCTAGTGCATTCTGTTCGATATTGGATGCACCAAATATTTTTTTGAACATAGGAGGATTTTCAGATTGTTTGTGTGCAAAGTCTAAATCTGAAATAGCTCCTGCCCACTTTGATAGTTGACTCCCCATGTCATGCAGTTCTTTACCTGTGTTTATTGCTCTCTTAAGCCCATTGTAGGCGGCTGATGCCATACCTATAGCGGTTACTGGATCTATCATTATTCCTCACTTTTCCAGCAGTTGCCCTCTGCTTACAAATATTTATGATTAATTTTGTGTGACACTAACTGCACAGCCTGCGTTATTTGTGCAGATGCCAGTTAAGTTATAGGTTTTGTTTGCAGTGCCTATCTGATCTAAATCTAATGTGTAGCCACCACCGCCATTAGTTAAATCAACATTTGCTGTGTGTGATCCATAGCGTTGAAATACATCTACGGTATGTCCATCATCTAATACTATATCAGCAAACTGTGTATCAGTATTGCCACGTTGTGTAAGTGTAACATCATTGCCATCGCCACCTATTTCGATAAAGCCATCATGTTCACCGCCACCACGCTGTGTGTGTTTTACTGTGTTGTCATCACCGGTTATATAGTTTGCTATGTGTAAGCCACCTTGATTATTATCATCAGTCTGGTAACTTTCTAGTTCATTATTATTACCCTGTACAATCCAATACACTTCATTGTCACCTATTTCACTTAAATCCACAGTTCCGTTTTCGTGTTTACCTTGCCATGCTGTAACTTTGTTATCATCGCCTGAAACAATTACTCTTACTAAATTATCATCTTGGTTATGTATTTGTATATCAAACTCATTGCTATCGCCATCTAATACTTCTGCATATACGTTGTTATCATCGCCATCGATTATTACATCAATCTCATTAAATTCATCGCCACCATTGCCTATTTCGGTATGCGTAACGTTTCCATCACCTTCAATGTCTACACTCATGTCGTTGTTGTTGCCATGATTATCCATAGCACTAACATTGTTATCTCCGTCCTGTATCAAGCTAATAACTTGATTGCCACCGTGTGTCCAAAATCCTGCACGGTTGTTATTACCTGTTTGTTCGAGTGTAAATGTTTTGTTGTTGCCACCAAGGCTTGCACTACCACTAACAGTGTTTAAACTGTGAATCTTATTGTCCTCTCCATCTTGCGTTATAGTGTAGTCACTATTATCGCCAACTTGATTTATATAAATTTCATTACTAGAAGCCACGTTGCATGATAGTAATACTATTACCGCCGCCAACGCCAACACGGTAGCCGTACGCATAAAAGCCCTCCTGTTCCATATCAATCATGTATCCATATCCTTGTGATAATTTTAATCTAAAATAATGTTGTACACCCTCACGCCTACTCACAATAAATGATGGATACTCTTCATCATAAAATATTCCTGTTTCTGGATCTAAACCTAAAAACTTTTCATCAAAAAATTCTACGTTTTGTTGAGAAAGCTCGTCAAACCATTGTGCTAATATGGCAGCCAACTGACGCTCCATTTCATCTATCCATACTGGATCTAAGTAAGTCATGTTATCTAAATCAGTAACCCAAATACTTTTTATACCATCTACTAATGGGTCTCTATCTAGTTCATCAAACTTCAAAAAGTCAATGTCTAAAAGATTTGTATCAGGATATGTTTTAAGTATTTCTTCTGTGTATGGGGAAACTTTACGTATAATCAGCATAGCAGTAAGCATGTTTTCGGGTAAATCTAATACAACAGTTGGTCCAGGTACTTGTCCATGATGTCCTACTACTGTAGTTTGAAATGCTTGATTTATTATTACTCTGCCTACATCAGATTCAACTTCTATTTCGCCAACAACACACAATCCTGATGAATCGCAACTAGGTAGTAATGTAATCATACTACCACCTATTTCATCTACAACCATTATAAAGTCTGTTCCACGCACATTAATAGTAGCACTAGGTGTCCTAATGTTTACACGTTGTCTGCTATTCTTAGCTATTTGACCACTAGCATAACGCACAGCACCTAATGTAGCTTTCATTGATAATGCACCAGTACGTGTAGTAGGATTGTATATAAACTCATCTATAGTCATACGACTGTGTTCAGTAACATCTACTCTAGTATCATCTACAAAATCCATACGTAGTGAACCTTTGCCAGTTATTATCCTGTCACGCATTTCTAGTCCAAGTCCTGTTTCTCCAGTGTACTTGTCATCCTTACGTTCAATCGTGCTGGAACCTTTGTGTTCTGCGATTATTCCAATGTTGCTATATGCTGGTGTAGCCAGTACTATACTAATCAGACTGTATAATATCCACTTCATGCCCGTCACCTTGGAAAGTGCCGTCAAACAAATTATCGTTGACTCCACTTTGCTTTATATCATAGCGGCTTCCGCCACCGGTAACGTCAAGTTTTATAGTGTGTCCTGCTGAGTCGCCATCACCATCTTGGTCTGTAACAACTAAGACACCACCTTGTCCTGTTTGTAAGTTTGTATCTGAATCTGTAAACTGTGCAGTACTGTTACTATTACTGTTGTCTACTGTAATATCAAGTATTGCTGATGAGCCGTCGATTTCACTTATTAAGACGTTACCATCGCCGTCAATTACAAAATCTATTTCTGCACTGTCAGCATCGTCTGTTTGTCCTACTTTAAGGTTAAACTTGTTTGTATTACCTGTTGTTGTAATATTAAGGGTTACATTTTCACAGTTTGTACCACTTGTACTATCACAGAGTAAATCTACTGTGTTATTATTTCCAGTAAACTCCCATGTACCTGTATACGTGTTACCTTTAATAACAGCCGCGATATCGTTGCTGTTACCTGTTTGTGTAATATCAAATGTCATGCTATCACCATCCAATGTTACATCAGTAGTACTATCACCAAACTGGTTGTTCTCGCCATCTTGAGTTATGTCTAGATCTAAAGTATCACCAATTTGTTCAATGTAAATCTCGTTTGCACTAGTAGACGTGCCGAGAACCAATGCAAGGAGTGAAGCCCATATTATTGCCCTCATGTTTTTAACCTTTCGGCCTAATAGCCAGTAGTATTTATATCAACCGCTCATTTTTATAAATACATAAATATTTAGTGTAAATATTTTTACATTTATAGGCGTATATAATGATGGAAAGAAAAATAGTAATGAATGCATTAGCACAAGCAGAAAAGAACTATAAAGAGCAACAATATTTTTGGGAAGTTTTTAATGATATATGGCCGCCAACATCAGAAGATGAAAAGCAACAAGAAGAAGACTATTGCCTTCAACAAGATATTGACGATTATATTTTAGATAAGGTTGTAGAAGCATTAAAAGAGTGTAACAACAATCGTACACATGCCGCTAAAAAACTTGGTATTAAAAGAGAAACGTTATTGGCTAAGATGAAGAAGTTTTGTCTTTCTTAAACTTCCAAAGCCCTTGTTTTTCACCTTGAATGATAACTTCTATCACAGCTGATTCTATTGCTTGTCTAACAGCGTAGTTTGTAGGCTCATTAACACTGTAACCAGTTTCTATTTCTAGTGCCTCTGTGCCTAAATCAAAAAACTTAAATGCGTTTGCACCTTGTCTGTAACTTGCAATAGTTTTTTCTGTTGCTACACTTATAAGTACACGCCCTGTACTAACGCTTACAAGGCGCATAGCAACCGTTACAGTGTCTACTCTATATTCAACTGCTGTGCCTATACCTAAATACATAGCACCATTACCGCCAGTTTCTATGTTACTGTCATATCCTACAATACCACCTTCTACTAATAGTCCTGCAAACTTCATAGGTTTTAAAGGTGTAGCATTTTCTTTTTCATAGTTATCTCTAGTGTTACGTATTAGTTGACGTTCTTTTATTACATGATCCATACCAACACGTTCTACAACTTCAAACCATGTTCCGTTGCCCGCTTGCAATAATGCATCTATTACCCATGCTTCTGCACCTTGTGTAACTGCACTACTTAGATTTGCAATATTGTCTGCTGGTTTACGTTGCCCTGTTTTATCAGAAAACTCATATACGCCTACAGTCATTACAGGACCATCTAATGGTTGTAGTTCATTTAGTTCTAACACCATAGGATTAGGCTGTAGTGTTGGTTCCCTTTGCAAACTTGTAGGCACTTGTCCTTTTTGAGCACAACTAGTAAGGAATATAAACGCTATCAATACTAGATGTTTCAAAATGTAAACTCTCCAGCACCTGGGATAGTTATTTCAGTATAACCATCAGGACCATCTACTACTAATGTAATGTCGCCAGTAGTTTCGTCTTTGCTCCATGTTATAGTTGCACCTTCAACTTCGGTGCTACCTGTATTTGCACATGCAGGTTGATCTTCTTCTCCACAGGCCGCAAACATGTTATCAACCAACTGCTTAGAAAGTGTTGCATATATACGTGATTCTAAGTTACGTATAAACTTGTTTAGCACTGTGTTTTCAAGTTCACGTTCTATACGATCTGCTTCACGTTGTGCTTCGTCTTCCATGTCTTTTTTTCTGTTATAGGTAAGTTGCTCTAAACTTAGCATGTGAGCACTATAACCTTGACCATTAAAGGCAGGTGACTTGAAGTGATGTATAAGATCTGCACCACCTCCACTAGGTCTTACAATTAACAAAAAAAATGCAACGGCGATGATTAATAGTCTCATCTTATCTCCAACAATATTAAATCTTGAATGTCATCTGCGGATGTATCTGTTGCTCTGGTCCAACTACATATGGTTGACCAGCATTTATAACTGCACTGACATTATTGATGTCAGTAAAATATAAACTATGTCTCTTAGGCCCATCTAACAATAACATTGTTTCAAACTTACTCATCAACTTATAGTTGTGAAAACTAAGCATACCCCACTCATGTGCAATCTGTCGCCCGTCTCCACCTTCGAGTGCTGTTACCAAGGCACCTTTTTGACCCTTACTTACAAATGAAAATGCATTGTCAACTATTATTTTACATAATGTTGCAAGGTCTTTAGGATCCAGTTGAGGTCGTATGTCACGTGCAAACATTAGTCCGCTTATACCTTTACCAACTTCTATACCTAGTTTATTAAAAGCCTGTTCTGTTGCTCTTATATTCATTTTAGCTTTTCTGTTATCGCTAAAACGTCCTCCGCTTTGTTGTTTTGCTTTTACTTCACACATTGCACCATCTATAACAAGATCCCCAGCCATTTCAGCACTACGCCCGCTTGCTGAAATACGTGGACTAAGAACTGCTAATGCATACTCACCAGGTCCGATTCCTTGTGGTGTGTAAGTATAAAGTTGATCATATACACGCTCTACAAACGGTGGTCCAACAATCCATTCTCCGTATTGATGTATTTGATTTGGTGTTGTAAGTTTTTGAGTGTCAATATAACCTTCTGCATAGTTGTCTATAAACTCTTGTTTCTCAGCATATGTGCCTTCAGTATTCATAACCATACCAGCAAAAATTTGTAATCTACTTTTTGCGTCAGTATCTTGTCCAAGTGTTTCCTTGATACGTTCATCAAGAGTACTTGCTTCTAATGCTTGGTAAATTTTATCCAGCATGTTTCTATCGTCTTCAGTTTGTAACCGTTGAACAATAAGATCTTTTAGTTCTTGATCTGGAATATTAGCATCATATTCAAATAATGGCTTTTTATTATTTTCTCTAAATTCAACAAAACGCATTAGGCTTCTCCGTTAATGTATTTATGCAAGATAGGATTATAGTCTGCAATATTTTTATTAAACAATGTGTCATTAAGTTTTGTTTGACTGCATAATGCATTCCAGGCAAGCTCGTCAAACTTGTAGTTTTTAACAAACTGTGTATTAGTTTCGTCTAATATTTCATCAATATAGTTTTCTGGTAGTGCATTTATATTATAGTGCATTGGTTTTTCAAGTAGTTGCGGTAACCACTGCACACCTATTGTATTTGCATAAAGTTTTATATTTGAAAGATCGTGTAGATTATAAGCCTGTACTGTAGTATCTATAGAAAGGATACCTTTGTGTTCCTTATAAAAGTTTATCCATTCTGCCATAACTTTGCTTATTTGTTCAAAGTTACTACCGTTTCTTATATAATCATTTGTATATTGGTATCCGTCTATACTCACACCTACATTTAAACTTTTTGTTAACTTTAGTTTATTAAGATGTTTATATGGAAAGAATGTGCCGTTTGTGTTTACTGTTAATGTAATATGTTTTTCTGCCGCATAATCTATTATATCTTTTACTTCGGGTGTAATAAAAGGTTCGCCGCCAACATATTTTATATATTTTATATCTGGTAAATGATTTATTATATCCGCAAAGTTATGTCTATGCCCAACTGTTTGTTTTATTTCTGCCCATTTACTACTGCTGATTTCATCACACATTCTGCATGTTAGGTTACAAGTATTATTAAGAGATAAATCTAAAAACTCTATAACATCATTTTGTCTACACCATAAGTTATAATGTTGTCTTAGACTAAACTTGTTTGCATCTTCATTACGTTTACATATAATGCAACCGTTATGCCAGCCTGTTTGCATTTCATTTCTAATGTCATGCATAAACGGGCTAGTTAGAAACTCAATAGGTGTATATTCACTTACAGGGAATACAAGCTCTGTATCAAATGCACAACAAGGTAAAAAGTTACCATCTATATTGTAATGTATTTGATTAGTTAGAGCTTTGCATTGCGGCATTATTTAATGTCAGGAAACAAACATTCTTGTACAAATACACGAACATCCTCTTCGTCTAACCCTAAACTCGTCATAGTCCTTGGCGTATGTGGATTTTGTTTTTGATAATGTGCATAACGATTTTGTGCCGCCTTGACTTCTTCTTCATCCGCAGATTCATTATAGTTTGAAATATCTGTTAAGTATGCATCTACACTATCTAAACTTAATGCTAACAACTGATCAAGTTCTTCTGTTTTACTAACATTACCAGCGGCTACCATATGTGGCGAAAATATTGCTCTAGCCCATTCAGGTAGTTCACGTTCTTTACGCCATTCTAGTTTTGCTACTTCATCACCAAATGCATGTATCATAGGATGTGATTCTGATATTGTTCTACTGTAATCGTGGAAGAAACCTGTTATCTTTTTCTTTCCAGCAATAACGTCTAGTCCAAATATAGGTCCATCATTATCTAAATGTGGAAACACGCAACAATGCATCATCCATAAGCCTTTAGACTCACGTGCATCTACAACATCAATGTGAGCTCGTCTATAACTACTGCTTTCCCAAACTCTATTGATCCAACCTGGCTGGTTAAATCGTTCCATACCAGGTTCTTCTATTTCATGTCCTGTGTTTCCAAAAGCATGTATAAGTCTGTCTTGGATCTCTATTAAGGTATCCCATACTTCGCTCATATGCAAAGCTCATGATCTGATTCTACTGCTTCGATGCCACCATGTATTTGCCAGTTACAGCCTAAACTTTCAAAGCCACGTTCTTCTAGCCATTCATAGCGTCCTTGCCATTCATCACTGTCTAGTTGCTCTTCATATTCTTCTGCAAGTGCTTCTTGTTCTTCTTCGGTAAAGTGATTGCCGTAGTGTACAAAATCTTCACTACAACCATCGAAACAACTATCCATTTCAATCTCTTCGTAGGTTTCAAAGTCCCATATTTCACCATCTTCGCCTATACAACTTTGAAGTTCTTCTGCTTCTTCTTCGTTGCACACATGAATAAAGAATGTACCATTACGCCACATAATCTCTGTGTTTAGCATACGGCCATCTTCGTGTTGATATTGTTCTATTTCAAACAGACTTTTCTTAAAGTATGCATTTATTTCATATGTTTTGCCAACTTGTATATTGATCATTGCTCTAACTCCTCAAAAAGTTTCATTGCATATTCAAAACATGTATTAGCTTCAGGTGCCATTCCATCATGTAATCTTTCACGCACATCACTAATAAGTTTTTCTGGGTTATTGAAATCATAACATGTACCACTACCAGGCGCACGTTTCTTAATCATTTGTCCACCATGTAACTCACCAAAGTGTCTTACGTAGATATGTGATAGCAATCCTTCATCATCAAGGGTGCTTACATAACGTACATAGTCAGGCACTACATCGCATAACATTTCTGGCTCACGCTCAATGCTATGTTCTGTTTCAAGTTCTTCCATGTCTGCTCTAAAGCCTGGTGCTCTACAAATATCTTCTATACCTTCAAGTATGCCTCTATCTTGTGCAAAACTTTCTAAAGCCGCATATTGCACATATTGGTTGTATAAAAATCTATGATATTCTCTTGGTTCCATTCCTTTAAGCAGTTTTCTTGCAATAACTTTGCGTTCTGCTTTTTGATGGTTTTCCCATGTAAGTTCTTTAAGTTTGCTCATTTTACATATCCTGTTGGTTGTTGTCTTATTTTTCTATATAGCATAGGAAGATAAACTCCTACTGCTACTACGATCCAAAAAGCAAATACAATAACTGCATACACTTTCCAGTTTTCTAAATCTAAATATATTCCTATTGCAAGTAAAATAATCCATGTCCAATCAGTGAGTCCGTGAATACGTTTTACTCTTTCTCTTCCAAATTTATTATGTAACTGTTTGCGTTTTGTAGCAAACCAAGGACTTACGTGACGCATAATCACAAAGCCTTCATTAAAAAACATTATTAAGTAACCGATGATGAAAACTATCATTCTTCCTCTAACTTTATCTGTAGTTGAAAACCGTGATTACGGGCAAGACTAACAGTTTCTGTTGCTTTCATTTCTGCAATCTCATGAGTATAGATTCCAACAATGCCGCTACCTTCTTCATGTATTTTCATTGTTAGATTCGTTGCCGTTTCAACATTGTGTTTAAATATTTTTGTCAATACCTCAATAACAAACTCCATAGGTGTACTGTCGTCATTAAGGAAAATAACTTTGTATTTTTTTGGTTCTTTAAGATCTATACTGATCTTTTCATCTAATACTACATCTACTGTCATTTTTAACATTCCTTTATCATTGGAGGGTAAACAATGAAATAACATAACTTACCCTCCTAGACTTTTTAGCCTTCGATAGTTCCAACTTCACGGATACCAATTTTCTTTGGTTTCTGTGCTTCTGGAATGTCACGTACTAAGTTAATATGTAACATACCGTTTTCTAAGTCAGCACCAGTAACTTCAATATGTTCAGCTAATGTGAACTCTCTTGTAAAGTTTCTACCACCGATGCCTTTGTGTAGATAGTTTTTATCTTCTGGTTCATCTGGTGATTTGCCTACTACGGTTAGTACATTTTTTTCTACAGTGATATCCAAGTCTGCCATTGTGAAACCAGCAACTGCTAATGAGATAGTATACTCATCATCATTTTCCTGCACAACGTTATATGGTGGATACCCTTGTGACTTAGGACTATTAGCGAATGTAGCCTCTAGTGCATCGAACATTCTATCGAATCCTATAGTTTGTCTGTGTAGATGGGGTAAGTCTAGTGTTGTAAATCTTGTCATTTCATTTCTCCTTTATAAGCAAGATATGTTAAAGAGCCCTTCCGGCGCTCATAGTTATTTACCAATTGTCGATCCTTCATAAACCGAGTTATGGGTCTGTGTACAACGAATAAATGTTGCACACTTACTAAGTTGCTTGAGTTTCATTGCACCTACATAAGTGCAAGTACTACGCACACCTCCTAGTATTTCCTGTACTGTTCTAGCTACAGGTCCTCTATAAGGCACAAGCACTGTGCGTCCTTCTGATGAACGATAATCTTTAAGTCCACCAAAATGTTTATCGTTTGCACTTTCGCTACTCATTCCGTAAAACTGTACAAACTTCTTCTGTTCTATTCCGTCTTTCCAACTTATACTAATAGGTCCGCCTTTTGCGGCTTGTTGCTCTTCTTTGACCCATTCTCCAGTTTTGTAATATTTTGTTATAATATCTCCGCCACCTTCGTCGTGTCCAGCAAGCATACCTCCAAGCATTACAAAATCGGCACCTCCTGCGAAAGCCTTAGCCACATCACCAGGATTATTACAACCCCCGTCAGCAATAATATGTCCTCCAAGTCCATGCGCCGCATCGGCACACTCAATAACCGAACTAAGTTGGGGATAGCCCACCCCAGTTTGTATGCGAGTCGTACAAACAGACCCTGGTCCGATTCCGACTTTGACGATGTCTGCTCCTGCAAGTATCAACTCCTCTGTCATTTCTCTAGTAACAACGTTTCCAGCAATAATAACTAACTGTGGAAAACTGTGACGAACTTTGCGTACTCTATCTGCAAAATGATCACTGTAACCATTTGCAATATCCATGCACACGTATTTTAATTTTTTACCAACTGTTTCACATACCATTCTTAGTTTTTCATAATCTGCTTCGCCAGCACCAATGCTCATAGCAACATTGTTTGTACGTTCTGGCATGTTTTCTTGAAAGTATGCAACTAACTCATCTACACTATAGGTTTTAACCAAGCAAGTAAATATGTCAGCTTCAGCAAGTTTATCTGCTATATCAAACGTACCGACACCATCCATATTACTTGCCATAATAGGAATGCCTTCGTAGTGGTGCGTTTTGATAGCTATTTCTTCATAAGGTCTATAGTTCCTGTATGTGAATTTTCTAGTTAAACGAACTTGTTTGCGGCTTTGTAATGTACTCCGCTTAGGCCGTATAAGCACATCTTTGTAATCTAACTTGATGTCTTCTTCTATACGCATTACCAGTTATCCTGTTCTTTAGCCCTTTTTTTCTTCCAACGTCTAATAGCGGCTTGCTTCTCAAGTCTACGTTTAGTGCCTTTACTTTCAAAGTATTCACGTTTACGAAGTTCTTGAAGAATGCCATCTTCTGCAACTTTTTTCTTAAACTTACGCATTGCTTTGCCTAAGTCGTTATTCTTTACTTCTACACGCAATCCGCCTACAAAGACGTCTTGGTCGTGTCGGTAGTTGTTTCTGGCCATTTATTCCTCTTTTAGTTTTTCATACAGCCAATCAAGATTAAATATCCTATTGACACTAAGCATATTATACGGTGTTTGTTCGTCGTTTGTCAAGTAAAAAGTGTTCGGTAAACTAATTAAATAACTACAAAGGTTACGCATAATAGGTTCACATTGGTCTACATCTAAAATAACAAAATCAACCATTTTTGATATATTCAATACCCAATCGTAAGCTAAGTCATCTTCAGTTTGTGGATCATAAAGATACACATTGAATGGTTTTTCAAACTTTGCCATTAGGTTTTGAAACTGATCTCTTACATCTACACTAGGTTGTATTAGAAAAAAACTAGTCGATTGATTGTGTACTACATCTGGTGGTGTAATAATATTAATCTTTGTCATTATCTTTTAAACGTTGCCATATTGTGTTATCTGATTGTTCACTATTCTGTGAGTATCCATCCCACGGAAGTTCATCAATCTTACCCATTATATATGCCTCTTTGTGTCTTTTAAGTGTATCTTCTGGATTATCATTTTTCCAGTTTTGTTTTTGTTCACGATACACTTGCTCTGTTTCACGTTCTTCTAAGTAATCCTGTCGTTGTCTTGTTTGTTCAGGAGAAAGTTTATTGGTAGTGCTTCCTCCTTCAGGTCCGGTTCCAGTTGAGTCAGGCAACCAGGCATTTGGCTTGGTGTCTTCATCTTCTGCGGTATCGACGGAGGCGGGGGCCTCATCAGGTCCTTCTTGGTCGCTATCTCCGGATTGTGCAGGTTCATCATCGATATTATCATCGCTCTCATTGTCATTGTTATTCTCCTCAACGCCAGGATTATCAACTATCATTTGTGCCCTTGCTCGCTCATAGGATTTCCAATCGAAAGGATCTTCGCGGTCTTTCCTACGCATGTCAAATGTAGCTTGGCTGGCTATTAGAAGTAGAACTGCTAGAGGATCAAAAACAAATATTATTGTAATGATTACCCACCTCACAGCCTCTTCGAGTATATCTTGGTCTGTTTCTCCATATATAAATTCAGCAAGATATTTTATCGGTCCTACTTCTGCTTCTAATTTTCTATATTCTGCTTGCAACGCATACTTTTCTTCTGTCAAAGAATCAATAGTATTGTTGGCAGTTACTATTTTAGTTTGCTGATCAGCAACTATTTTTTCAACTGAATCATCTTTACCCACAGTTAAACTTTCACGAAGTTTTTGTATAAGATTATTGCTTGCTGAAATCTGTGAATCAGCACCTGCACGTAAATCCTTAATGGTTTGTCGTGCGGCGTTGATTCTTGGGTCGTCTGCTTGACGCAAGACAGTGATTGCATCCTGAGCGGATTGCCTTGCGTCCCTGTTAGCAGGAATGTCTGTATCTAAGACTGTATCAATCTTTCTTTGTATATCGGCTCTCTGTGTCTTTGCTTCGTCAACTGCACCTGCTCGTATACTATCTATTGCATCTAGTAAACTTTGCTTACGTTGATTGATATTATCTGTCTGTGTGCCACGTAAATCTTTAACAACATCTGTTAAACGTGTTCGCTCAGCATCAAGTGTTGCTTGTGCTTGTGTTCTTAAATCTGTTTCTTGTGCTTGTAGTTGAGCAATACGTTCTTGTTGAGCTTCTACCCATGTTGCTAAAGCCCTTCGTGTATTGCCTCCAAACAATCCGTCACTAGTTACACCAATGACTGCTTGTCCTTCTTGTATCTTAGCACGTTCTGTACTTTGTAACTTGTTAGTAGTCACAACAATATTTTCTTCAATAGCGGCTATTCGTGTTTTTATTACTTCAATAGCACTAGTATCTATTTGTAAACCAACTATCCTTTGTTCGTAGTCATTTGCTTGTGTGTTAATACGTTCTAAGTCTATGTCAAGTTGTGCTATTTGATCTTTATATGGCTGTACTTGTTGTTCTATACTTGCAACACTTGTGCTTTCTATTTCTTTCCTGTATTGTTCAATCAAACTTTTTAGACGCTCTAGTTCGCTATCCAAACTTGTTATCTCTTCTTCATAGACTGCAACTTTATCTTCGAGTGATCCTAGTTGAGTTTGTATGATTTGATTCTGTTCTGCAATAGCAGGCTCAATACGAGTGTAGGCAGTATCTATTCTTTGTTGTTCTTTATCAATCTGTTGTTGGATAGCATCGTTGCCTTTGCCCACACTGGCTTCAGCTTCTTCTATCCGTAGTTCGGCTCTTGATATTAAACTTTCTTGACGTATAACTTCTTCGTCAATACGTTCTATTTGTGCTATACCTTCTTCGGCCGCTGATGTTTGTTCTATGTGAGCTTTACTTAAAAAGCCAAAAATACCCATACTGGTAATAAACATTAGAACTAAAACTGCAATAGTCAAATACCATTTCAGCCACCACTTAGCTTCTTTCCAATACCAGTGTAGCCATACAGCCGTAACTAGTTTACCTATTTCTAGTGCGCCACCCATTATGATGATAGGCAATGCGGCCGCGGCAAAAATAGCCACAAGCCCGCTTACCGAGTAATAGATAGCAACGGCGCTTATCGAAAGCGCCGTAATCATAACCAAGATTCCAAATATCATTATATTATTTAACCTGATCCCTACGGCCGTATATATACGCACCTATTAATCCCAACGATAGTATATATGAGCTCCTATTCTACCTATCAAATTCATATCTTTTGTCCATCTTGGACTGACATACGTTGCGTGGTAATGGGTTGCACCCTCTGTAATACCACGATACTTTTTATGATATAAAATGTTATAAGCAATAGATTGGGCTTCAAGCCACCTTTCTACATTTTTTGGCATGTCTGACTTTCCGTCACAATACCAACTAAACTGGCACCTATGTCTTTTAGGCATGCCTTTGCTATTGACTGGACCTTGCTTTACTACTTCGCAAATAGTGTTAGGGTAACGCCTATCTCTTACCCTATTCAATACTACATCTGCTACGGCAGCCTTGTCAGCAAGGTTACTGCTTCTCGTTTCATAATATGTGTTAAGAGCGAGACAGTATTCCTCAGGTTGCACTGTAGGATCAAAAAATATCTTTGATTGATATTGTGCTTGATTCTGTGCAAACGTAGTTGATGATGCGGTCATCATAACCGCAGTGATTATTAATATTACCTTCTTCATAACTCAGCCTCATACTTTATTTAAGTTGATTATTAATGAATTTTATATGTATATTAGTTTCTACGCATTTGTGCTATATCAATAGCATCTTCTTTCTTGTCTGCAAACACAGGAACCATGTTGCTCTTGTGCATTACCGCGACTCCCAATAGTGTTCTCTCGCCAGAGTAAATCTGTCTTTCTTTGGGGGCGGTGCTTCCTCCTGGTACAATATCGCTAGTAGGAAGACCTGTCCTATTAGTGCTATAATCAGGATGAGATAAAATAGAAATGTTAGCATTCTTTTCTTTCTTCTTAGCAAGCTGATCAGGATGAGCACCCATCTTACGCAACCACTGGTCGTGTTCAGTTTGGGCTTTTTGTAGTTTCTTGCTCTTAGATTTCTTCTGCTTGCGATTGTAGTTAGTTGTGGTCATATAAGGACCTACCAAATGCATCGACATACTTTTGCTCCGTAGTAAGTTAGTACTATTACTACAATAACGCAAGTTTTTATCTAAGTCAACCTTTTATTTCCATTTCTTCCATTTGTCACGTGGATTCTCTGGTAAGGTTTTACCAATCATTGATTGTCTTGCTTCAATAAATTTCTCTAAATATTGTTTTCTTTCTAAAAGATATTCGTAAAGTGGATCGTCTTCTGGAGTTATCTCCATTTGCTTATGTACATTTGAAAGTCTAGCACTTACCCAACCATTTATTTCGTTTATAGTGCTAGGTCTAGTATTAAATGACATGTTTATCCTTCCATTTTTGCAACTGCGGCATCATATGCTTCTTTACTTATAACTCCTTCATTTAACAAGCGTTCTCTATTGGCAATGTGTGCTTCTTGCACTTCATCTTTGTTTTGCCCATGGTATTTTACTGCATGTCCTTCGTCAATAAGGATTTCAGTTAACATTCTCCATGCATCTTTGTTACCATCATAGATTTGAAAGTCACCTAAGATTCGGCCAAACTTGCCTTTCATGTCTTCGCCATTTTTATTGATTTCAGTTCTAAGAATTACTTTTTCACCAAGCAACTCTTTTACTCTTGCTTTTGCGGCTTCACCAAATAAATCTTCTACTTTATCTCGTGTTCGAGACTCAGGTGTATCTATACCCATAATCCTAACACGTTCGTCTGTTAAAACAACACCAAAGCCCAAATCAATGTCTACATCAACGGTATCACCGTCAACTACCTTTAGTACTGTCGCTCTATATTCATACATATTATTCTCCCTCTATGTCAACTTCCTTCGAGCCCGTCCATTCCTCCGTCGTCGTCGATCCTTCGCTCATCACGTGGTCGTCGTCCTCTTTTTTTTTGAAACTACTATCAAAATCTAGTGCAGTAACAAAAACTGTGGCGGCCGCTAACATAGGCATAGTATAAACCATTTTCTCTGTAGCAAATGCTACTGCATAAGTTGGCACTATGATTGCCGTTGCTTTTATTGCGGCCAGTTTCCAGTTCACTTTATATATTTCTTCATTAGTAGATAGATTCCATAGCAAACAAATAAGTATGCCGTTGCTACGCCTACATCAACCAAGTGTTCTCGCATATGGTATATAAATTCTATACCTGCTTGTACATCGCCTTGTGATTCCATTTATGCTCCTATAGCCTTTTTTGTTTCATTTATATACTTTTGTTCTAAATGTCCTATCAATACTTTACGCATTGACACAGCCCTATCACGATTAGTAAATGAATATTCTCTAATATCTTCATTACTAAGCCTTATTGAAAAAATATAAAACGATCCTTGTTTAGTTATATTTGAAGCTGAACCGTTTGCTATACGATTTATATCAGCTTTTTTACCAAAGTTAGTTTCTATTACATTATTCATTGTTATCCTCCGAAATCCATTCTCCATGGATATATTGTATATCCTAGCGGAGAAAGGGCGTATTCTTCTAATACTATTATTGTTATTATTGCAAACAAACCTCGTAACCATGCTGGCCAGGTTTGTACCCAGTTTCTTAAAGGAGTAGTTATACGATATAAAACATCTGTTATCTTACCCCAAAACCAATCTCCAATACTAAAAGGCGGTGTCTTCCATAACACTATTATACCTATCATCCACCATAGCCATACTGGATAGCTGTCATCAGGTGTATCAAGATAGATTGCCAAAGCAACCATAGCCAAAAGATATGCACCTATATATTTGCGTAAATGTGTTAGCATTGTAATATATTTACCATAAAAAAAGGTCGCCTGCAAGCGACCCTTTGTAAACTACAAGTTTACTTTTTTTATTAGAAGCTAAAGCCTACTGTTACTGATGGGGTCCAATCTTCATTGTCGATGTTATAGTTAACACCACCTGTTAGATCTGCTCCACCTAAGTTGTAAACATACTCACCACCAACGTTTTGAAGTGCATCATCTTGATCACCGTTCATGTAACCTGTGATACCTGACATGCCAATAACGCCTTCATATGCAAACATTTCTGCATCTGTGTCATAAGTTGCAGTACCACCTAATGCTAACGCACCAACTGGAACATTGCCTACTTCTGCACCTAAGATAATATTGTCAGTGTCTAAGTTTAAGTCACCAGCCGCTGTTACTGAAATGCCGGTCATGTCCATTGTATAAGAACCTTGGATGCTTGATAAGTCAGTTACATCTGTGTTCCAATCTGTGAAACCAAGAGCAACTTTTGCTGAACCCATTGAAACCATCAAAGATTCTGTTAGTGCTGGTTGTGAAATAGTGTGTTCACCTTCAGCATTTACAAACGCATCATTGTCATTACCCATTGCTAATCCAATAGTATTAACTTCTGTGCCAACTGTCCATGTGTCTAGACTTACATTGCCACCTTCGGTAGCACCAAAACCTAAAGCAACTGCACCAGCATTACCTGTTACATCTACATCTACGTCTAATGTTCCACCCCAGTCGTCGTTTGCGCCTTGAGCAAATTGCAGTTCAACGTCACCTGTTAGATCTGCCGCATTAGCCGCTGATGCCAACAAGAAAACTGCCAATATACTAAATACCTTACGCATATTATTTTCCTTCCTTCATAATGTGTGTAAAAAAGTGGGCTTGGAAACACTCCTGGCCCACATTTTATTTATATCTTTTGTGTTTTTATATGTCAGTTTAGAATATAAACGGATAGATCGTTGTCTATATGCAACACCTGTTGTTAACCTGATACGTAGGTTTTGTCTTTTGGTCTATACCAATGTTTTTGATGATGAATACGTCCTAGCAAATCTTGTAGCTGTCTTGCCTCTATTTGCAGTTGCTTGTTACCTTGCCCTTTCAACATTGCCATGCCACGTCTGCCCATTTTGTTTCTCAAGGCTGTTTCAATAATTTCTATATCATTTACTGAAAAAATAAAATTATTATTAGGTTTCATTTTTATTTTCCTTCGTTATTCTATTAGCTGGTAAACATGCTACACCAGTTACTGGATCATTAAAGCCTGCTACTGCTATTACTTCTATTGATAATACATCACTGTTTTTAGGATTCATTACATAATCAACACATTCATTTTTTGTATCAAACTTCAATGTCTTTATTGCAAACGGTTCACCCATAGTTAATGATATCAATATTAGCCACTTCATAAATCTTTCCAAAGCACTTTAGCATAATGAGCATCTAGTGTATCTCTATATTCTATTGCGTCCCATACATTATCAAATATACGTTTTACTGTGTGCGTTCTAAAAATACCAACTATTTCAACCATTACCAAAATCCTAATGTTCTGCCATTACCGCTTATAATAAACAAGCAAGTAACAACGTGTAAAACTATCCAAAATGTCCTAAAGGCAAGTGCCTTCCTAACATCTGTTTGTGTAATGGGCAAAAACTCTGGTTTGTCATCGTCATTAAGACCTATTGGCATTCCAACTGTTCTTGCCCACATTTTTAAAAAGCGTCTTTGTCCGCTCAAGTTCTGTTACCCCTAAGAGCAAAGAATAGCCCACCTACCCATAAAAATACGTGTAAGTTATCGTATAAAATGACGTCCCAAAAGCTCTCTGGTTGGCCAACCCAGATAACGCCTGTCATTATACTACAAACAACAATACCACTGAAACGTGTAATAATATCGTTGAGCTCACTTAAAGCCTTGATCAACACTAGTCCGCCTACAAGTAATCCAATACCTGCACCTATCTCACCATAAACTACAAACCACCATACCAATGCTGGTAAATCAAAGGCGGCTCCGTCTTCTGGATCAAATGGTAACTTACTTGTACCTTGTTGCAAAAAAACAATAGCAAGCGGAATACGTATAAGCCAATGGCTCATACAAAACTCTGGAATACGTGCAGTGATCCTTTTAGCAAATGACATCATTTACCTACTCGCTTTCTATAAGTGTGATCCGGATCTAACATTACAGGTCTCCTAGTAATGCTTTCATTTTCTTCTTAGACTTACCACGCAACTTTAATGCTTTCATATCATCTAAGTTTGACATATCGTCACCAACTACAACAAGTGCAATCATACCCATTGTGGCATGTGGTGTACACTGGTACAAATAGATACCAGGTGTGTCAAATGTAATAGCAACTTCTTTGCCATTTTTAGACTTTTTAGGTGCGTCCCAACCATCTGGACCAGCAATGAACTCTACATTGTGTCCTTTTGATTTTGGCAACCAAGTGATAGTATCGCCTACATCAATACGTGCAATGTCTTCGCTAAAAACCATTTTAGCTCCATCATCACGTTTGTTAAGCATATCGATAGTCATATCCTCAGCCAGTGCTGGTGTAGCCAGTGCGAGGATAAATCCAAGTGTTAATAATCTCATTTGTTATCCTTTACATTAAGATTTGTTGGAGAATATTGTTCTCCATTATATTGGGATCCAGTTTTACCCTTACCCGTTTCGACGCCACTGTTGCAACCTACAACAACGACTCCTAAAAAAATGACACTGTACATTGTCACTCTTTTTGTCCAAAGCATAAACTGATTAAATGTTTTTTCAGCTTCTGCTTGTGCCTCAGCTTTAGGATCCATTACTTACCCCATATTTTATATTATATATAGCAGAAATCTGCCATAAAGTCAAGTATTTATTATGTGTTATTTTGTAGCAGGCATAGTAAAAAGTGCATTTACTTTGTCTAGTTCCGGTATAGGTTTACGTGCAAAAACACACCATTTGTACGCAAACATTGTTTCTTTGGCTGTACAAAACTCTCTAAAACTAGTTCCTGTAGTATATACATCATCAACAACCATCCAAGGATGATCGCCTGGTGTAGCATATTCTTGTAAAGCTGACGCCAATGGTAGTCCGCCTCTAGGAATACCCACTACTTTACTAAATGGTTCTGTTTGATAATCCATTATCATTCTAGCAAGTCCATTCCACCATTCTGGTCTAATAGCTTCACATTCTATTTTCCAATGCAAAGGCAAACCTGCATGGCTTGTAAACTCCTTTGCTTCAAATAGTTTTGCTTCTGTATTGTGAGCCCAAAAAGTCATCCTGCCTCCTTAATCATTATAATGTTATTGCTTATTCTTTCTTCAAACTCAGTTTCAGTTTGGCTGTAAAACAAACCTTCGCTTAAACCTCTACTGAAACTTGCTGACATGCCTTCTTGCTTTGATAATCTTTCACATGCTTCTTCTGTACTATAACCACCACTCAAGCCAACTATCTTATGTACATTTTCGTGTTGCATAATATTGCTATAAAAGTTATCTTGTTCAGGCAATGTTAGTTTTAATATACATTTGCCTCTAAATGCATCTAATCTTTCTGCAAGTTCATCACGTAGTTTATATTCATATAACTCTTTGTCAGGATGTTCAATAGGAATCTCTGGTTCTACAATAGGCATTAATCCTGCTTCACTTATAATTTCTGCTAGTGAAAACTGTTGTGTTAGAATCATGTCCATATCTTTAGCATCTTTTAATATACTACGCATCTTAGTACCATAGCAATCATTTTCTTTTGCATAGTCAATCATGTCGTGCCATCTAAAATATTTTAAATATCCATTCTCTTCGCAACCACTATCTATTTTTAAAATAGGTAATATACCTTTTTGTTTAAGTACAGGAACCATACCTCTATCAACTGTATCTTTATATAGTATAGCCGCCCAAATGTTATCATTAGTGAACAACTTACTGTTTACCATGCGTAAACGCATAGCATGTACTTTCTCCATTTTATCATTTTCTGTATATTTTTGACCATAACGTTCTAACACGCCTCCTGTGCTACCTCCACTATGATCCATTGCGGCTATAAATTTCATGTTAATCTCCCTATGTGGTCTGCAACGTCAGCCATTCTACAACTGAACGCCCATTCGTTATCATACCAGGCTAACACTCTAACCAAATGATTATTTGATACTCGTGTTTGTTCTGGTGCAAAAATACAACTTTCTTTAGTTGTATTAAAATCACTGCTTACTAATGGCAATGGCTCGTAGCCAATAATGCCAGACATATCATTACGTGTGCTTTCGTATATATGTTTGTTAACTATGCTTTCAGTAACTTGTTCTTCAACTTGTACTGTTAAATCTATGCAACTTACATTAGGTGTGGGTACTCTTATTGCTCCGCCCATTATTTTACCTTTGACAGGAGGATAAACATCTCCTAGTGCCTTAGCGGCTCCTGTGCTTGTTGGAATCATATTCACAGCACCTGCTCTTGCTCTATAAGGATCTTTGTGCTTTTTATCTATAGTGCTTTGGTCTCCTGTGTAACTATGTATTGTTGTCATTTGTCCTGCTACAATACCACAAGTTTCATCTAATACTTTAACAAGTGGTGCTAAACAGTTTGTTGTACAACTTGCATTGCTAACAACATGTTCGTGCTTTAATATGTCATGATGGTTCACACCATATACTACTGTGCGTTTACATTCTTTAGCAGGCGCACTTATCACAACTTTCTTTGCTCCATTTATTGTATGATGTATACATTGAATACCGTTATTGAAAGCACCTGTACATTCTAACACAACATCAACATTGTGCCACTTTAGTTCTTTTATATCTCTTTCTTCTGTCCATAGCAAAGGTTCATGTATAGAACCTGTGTACCGCCCATGCACACTGTCATACTTTAGCAAGTGCATGTTTACTTCTTCTCCGCCTGAAGCATTGATTTGAACTACATTCAAATCATTACGTTGGCTCATTATATGCCTTGCAACACAACGGCCTATACGTCCAAAGCCATTGATACCTATATTAAGTTTCATTTACTATTCCTTTTAGTTTCCACGGAGTAAAACAAACAGTACCTAAACTTATATGATCTGCACCCTCATCTAAATATGTTTGTGCATCTTTTCTTGAGTATACACCGCCGCCAGCGATAACTGTTATGTGTGGATATTTTTGTTTTATATAATCTATTAACCTTAATGTATGTGGCACAAGTACTTTGCCACTTAGCCCACCTTTATCAGTTGGTAATGTGTTACTTGCATGTATTTGAGTATAACCTAAATCTACTATTTTGTCAACTAAATCATTAGTTGCTAAAGGTGGTATTTTTACTATACACCATTGGCTTTGTTGATTTGTAAACAGATTAAACCCTTCAAAGTTTGTAGTATCTTCGTGAGTGCCTAAGTTAGGGCAACTTATATTAAGTTCAATATTACGTTGCCTACTTATAATACCATACATACTTAACCAATCTTCAGGTTGTATTGCGGCTAGACTTAAACAACTATTGTAATCTGTTTTTAACATGCCAGCCCTAAGTCCAGGGTTACGCAATCCTAATTTATTACGCCAGCCTTGTTTTGTATATCTTAATGTTTTTAATATTTGTTTAAGTCTACCCGGACGTGGGTGTAACGTCCAAGTTCCAGTTACACTTATTGCATAACTTCTCTTTATATAGTTACCAAATGGCGCACTTATAAAGTACATTTACTCATAGCTTTCGCCAGTTTCTCGGAAAAAGTTTTCGCTCCAGAATGCTTTGTCGTCAATCCATACATCGTAGTTTTCTTTCTGTCCTACGCTAAGTTCGTGATACTTAGCACCCCAACCATCTAACTGATTCTTTGTTATATCATAGTAGTCAACACCACTAACACAACCTCTTGCTGTCATGTATTTGATTGAATGACCAGCATCATATAATGCATTTACTCTTGCAATACGCTCTGGCATTGGTATATGATTAGCATAATCTTTTTTACCTCCACTGTCTGGAATAATAACTTCTTTACATATAGTTCCGTCTATATCTATAACATATTTCATTCAATAAGTTCCTCCAATGTCTGCAATACGTTTTTGCTATCGTCAGCTACATCTAAATCGATAGCAGTCTTTACACACTTCCTTGTAAAGTCTAAATCAAATCTTTTGCCATCAGTATCCATTCCAGTGTTAATCAAATAAACATTACATACTTCGTCAGTTATTTTGTCCATTAGTAACTTGCTATAAACGCCTACAGCTCTTGGCATAAACGGTGATCCATAGCAAGGACTAAACAAAGGTTTGATTTCATTATTGCCTGCTTCGGTGCCTGGCATTTGGCTAGTGTAGCCTGTTTCAAAGAAACGTCTTACTGTGTCACCACTTATTTTACTTACTGCTGGAAATACACCTTTTGCATCCATTGTCAAAAAGAATATGTTATTTGGATGGTTAAACTGTTGCGGTTCATGGTAAGCATTTTCAACACAATCAAGTGGATAACTTAGTCTAGCATTTGCGGCTCCGGGATTCTCAATAACTAAAGTATCTCTGCTACGTGCTAGTTCTACTGCATCAAAAATAGTTTTATGTGTTTCTGGTGTTAAGCCTTCGCTCTTAGCATAGCAACCTGTTTCAATCATTTGTATGCCATTGTCAGTCCATAACACTTCATCATCACTGATAAGTTGATATTCTGGATCACTTGACAATGTAGTTTTGCCTGTACCACTAAGTCCAAACATAAGGTTAGTTTTATCGTTGTAGGTAAAAGCACTACAATGCATAGGCAGTATATTTTTTGCAGGAGTTTCAAAACTTACAATACCAAACACACCCTTTTTTATCTCACCTAAGAATGTTGTACCAACAATAAGCATAACCTGTTCATTAAGATGTACATAGATTCTAGGATCGCTTTCAACTACTGTGTTGTGATATATACTCCAATCGGCTGTGTGTTCGTAAGGTTTATCTACTACTGTAAACATATTCCTTACGAACTGTGCATGTCTATCATCGTTAGTCATAACACGGAAACAAAGATCACTTGTGTAAAACACTAGCTCATGTTTATATTGATCTTGATGTTCATATAGTTGCCAATACAAAGGCCAAAAATCATCTTCATTACCGATTTTATTATATTTAGGTCGTGTTAGATCAAGATGTTCAGTTCTACTACCAAAGAAATATTTGTTTTCGGGTGAACGTCCTGTAGGCTTTGTAGTGATTTCTATATTCATTTTAGTAACTCTGTGCTAACCGCCACATCAAATATTCTTTAGATTCGATTGGCTCATATTTGTCTTCTTCATTTGTTCGTAAATTCTT